TATCAATTGATCTCACCCAGAGTAAAACAATGGTCCCCTGGTCAAAAAGCAGAGCTCGACCCACGTGTAATTTTAGAGAAATTTGGTATTCATCCTGAAAATTTTTGTGTTGCTCGTTGTTTTATTGGTGACGGCTCAGATGGGTTAAAAGGTGTACGTGGCGCTGGGTTTAAAGCCATGGCAAAGCGCTTTCCCGAGCTTAAATCTTCTTCATTTGTGAGTGTTGAAGTTATACTTAGCTTATGTCGAGAACGGCGGGAACAAAAGAGGTTAAAGCTTTATGATAATATCGTGTCTGATCAAGAAATTGTCAAAAAAAATTGGAAACTCATGTACCTCGGAAGCGGAAACCTCTCCGGCACTCAAGTTCAAAAAATAGACGACATTATTTCGATGCAAGCTGGGAAAAGGGACAAATTGGGTTTCATGCGTTGCTTAATTCAGCTGTGTATAAAAAATTTCGATACAGATAGACTTTTTATGACTTTTAAAGCATTAAATTAGGAAAAAATTATGACATCACCAGCTTTTGCATTGCTTGACTCGGTCCAACCGGGTCAATTCTCCCAATACAACAAGAATTTTCAAGAGAAAATTTTGCAAGGGCTACTATCAGACAAACAATGGGCAGTACAGATGGTCGAGATTATGCGACCAGATTTTTTTGAGCTCAGGTACCTTGAGTACCTTTGTGAGAAGTACTTTGCGTATTTTTCAGAGTACAGATGTTTTCCGACGCAGCTCCTTCTTATAAGCATTATCAAAGATGCGCTGAATGAGGAAGGTGATGTCTTGCTACGGGATCAAATTGTTTCTTACCTTGTGAGAATGAAGGAAAATCCCAACCCAAATGATCTTGCATATGTTAAAGAAAAGTCTCTTGACTTTTGTAAAAGGCAAGCGTTTAAAGAGGCTCTTGAAGAGTCGGTTAATTTGATTTCTACAGGTGAGTTCGAGAGCGTAATTACGCTAATGAAGAATGCGGTGTCAATTGGTCTTCCAAACACTGTAGGTCATGATTTTTTTGAAGATATGGAAGCTAGATTTCAAAAGATTAATCGATGTGTTTGCCCAACAGGGATTTATGAGCTAGACTCGAAAGATATATTGAACGGCGGCTTGGGAAGAGGAGAAATTGGCGTTGTTACTGCAAATACCGGTGTTGGAAAATCACATTGGCTAGTGGCAATGGGTGCGAACGCAATGCGATGCGGAAAAAATGTACTTCACTATACATTTGAATTGACAGAGCAAGCTGTTGGCCTGCGATACGACGCAAATCTTTGTAACATATCTGCTTCCAACGTGATAGATGAGAAAGAAGTTGTTCGAGACTTTTACGAGAAAAATGATGAGCTTGGTAGGTTGATTATAAAAGAATACCCAACTGGGTCAGCGTCGGTTGTTACGATTAAGAACCACATAGAGAAATTGTCACTTAGAAATTTTAAGCCAAGTGTAATAATCGTAGATTATGCCGACATTATGCGGTCTACACGATCATATGATTCTCTACGTCATGAATTAAAGCTAATTTACGAGGAGCTTAGAAACCTTGCAATGGAACTGAATATTCCAGTCTGGACAGCCTCACAAGCGAACAGGGATTCTGCGAATTCCGACATTGTTGGGCTAGAGAACATGTCAGAAGCATACGGGAAAGCTATGGTAGCCGACTTTGTTGTCTCACTCTCTAGAAAGGCAACAGAAAAAGCCTCCGGTTCAGGCCGTCTATTCATCGCAAAAAATAGGGCCGGAAAAGATGGGATCGTTTTTCCTATTCACATCGACACGGCTCTTTCTAAGATAGCTATATTGGATGAAGATGTGTCAACACTCGCAGAAGCTGTTGAAAATGATGAAAAAGAAATAAAAAGCGCGCTTAGAGAAAAATGGAAGTCAATCACCAACATTGGGTAAAGGGTAATACGATGGCATGTGATTACGAAACTGCGATAAAAGAGTCACTAGAATTTTTTGAAGGTGATGAATTAGCTGCTAACGTTGTGGTCACTAAATACCTTCTAACGGATGCTGACGGAAATTATCTTGAATCATCCCCAGCCCAAATGCATGCTCGACTAGCGACGGAATTTCATAGAATCGAATCAAAATATGAAAACCCATTGACATATGATGAAATTTACGAACTGCTGGATGGTTTTAGTCAGGTAGTCCCACAAGGTTCCCCAATGGCGGGAATCGGGAATGATTGTAAGCTACAGTCTATATCTAATTGTTTCGTTATTCCCGCTCCAGAAGACAGTTACGGCGGAATTCTCTCCACAGATCAGCGACTAGTCCAAATTGCTAAGCGTAGAGGAGGGGTTGGGTTTGATATAAGCACAATTCGCCCGAAGGGCCTATCTACTGCGAATGCTGCAAAAACCACTGATGGAATCGAGGTTTTTATGGATCGTTTTTCAAACTCATGCCGGGAAGTTGCTCAAGGCGGCCGTCGGGGTGCTTTAATGTTAACGATATCAGTCCATCATCCCCAGATTAGGGATTTTATAAAGATCAAGCAAGATTTAACTCGTGTGACCGGCGCAAATATTTCTGTAAGAATTTCTGACGAGTTTATGAGTGCCGTACGTGATAATTCAACTGTGCATTTACGTTGGCCTGTAGACTCTAAAAAGCCGGAAATTTCTGAGTATGTGAATGCTTCAGAATTGTGGCATGAGATTATTGAGAGTGCACATGCAACAGCTGAGCCGGGGTTATTATTCTGGGACACTGCAAAAAAGATGACCCCAGCCGACATCTATAAAGATGAAGGGTTTAGTTCATCTTCGACGAACCCATGCGGCGAAATTATCTTGTCTCCGTATGACAGTTGTCGATTGATGCTTATTAATTTGACAAGCTTTGTACAAAACAAATGGCAAAAATCGTCAAAATTTGATTTTGAAGGTTTTGGAAATGCTGTCCAAAAAGCGCAACGCTTGATGGACGATATGGTTGATTTGGAAATTGAGCAAGTTGAAAAAATTATTGCAAAAATTGATGGTGATCCAGAGTCTGCTGAAGTCAAGCAAATCGAAAAAAGCTTGTGGCAAAATATCAAGACAATGGCACAGCAGGGCCGACGAACCGGGCTTGGTATAACGGGCTTGGGAGATGTATTAGCGATGCTTGGTCATCGTTATGGAAGCAAGAAGAGTATTAAGGTTACAGAAGAGATTTATAAGGGCCTCGCCGTAAATTCATATTATTCGTCAGCTGTTTTGGCAAAAGAGCGAGGTGCTTTTCCCGTCCACGACCATGCTAAAGAAGATGGTCATCCATTTCTAGAGAGAATTTGGAAAGAAAAGCCTGAGATTAAGAAGTTGAATGAACAGTTCGGTCGTAGAAATATTTCCCTGACTACAACAGCACCGGCCGGATCAGTCTCAGTGTTAACACAAACGACATCTGGGATCGAGCCAGCTTACATGCTTCATTATACCCGTAGAAAAAAGATAACGGGCCAGGATGAGGATGCTCAAGTTGATTTTATTGATGATAGCGGTGACAAGTGGCAAGAATATGCAGTTTATCATCATGGCTTTAGGCAGTGGATGAATGCCACCAATGTCGATGGCGGTACAACTATGGACAATGAAAAGCTTGTTGCAATGAGCCCGTACGCCGGCTCAACAGCAGCAGAAATTGATTGGGTGGCGAAAGTAAAGATGCAGGCCGCCGCACAAAAATGGGTTTGCCACGCCATTTCAAATACTACAAATTTACCTGCAGATGCAGATGTTGAAACAGTTAAGAACGTTTACATGACAGGATGGGAATCTGGATGTAAAGGAGTGACAGTTTATAGAGACGGTTGTCGAGCCGGCGTTCTTGTTGCTGCTGAGGAGGAGGACGTGTCCGCTCGTGATAGCGAGAGGATTATTACGCGGTCTGCCCCGAGACGTCCCATCTTACTTGAGTGTGATATCCATCAAGCCACTATTAAGGGTGAAGAATGGACAGTGATGGTGGGTCTCATGGAAGGTACGCCCTATGAGGTCATTGGCGGATTGTCTGAGTACATTGAAATTCCTCGTCGATATGAGCGCGGGAAAATAAGGAGACGCGCTCGGAAATCTATGCCATCGAAATATGACTTAATATTCGGCGAAAATGGTAACGAAATAGCTATAAAAGATATTGTGAAAGTCTTTGACAACCCCAACCACTCAGCGTTTACTAGAACCATTTCTCTTGCTCTACGCCACGGCGTTCCCACCCAGTATCTGGTTGAACAATTATTGAAGGATAGAGACGCTGATCTTTTTTGCTTTTCAAAAGTTATTGCAAGATGCCTTAAAAAGTACATCGCAGACGGCACAAAAGTAAGCAATGGCGTCCTTGATTGTGAGTGTGAGGTTCCCGAATATAGCAACATTGTGTATCAGGAAGGGTGTGCAACTTGTCTTACCTGTGGCACCGCGAAGTGTGGATGAATATTTAGGGTTATGGCGTATTCAGACAAAGTTATAGATCATTTTGACAACCCACGAAACATAGGTTCGCTGGACAAAGATGCTTTCGATGTGGGTACAGGAATCGTCGGCGCCCCAGAATGTGGGGATGTAATGAAACTGCAATTAAAAATTAGTAATAACGGTGTTATTGAAGATGCAAAATTTAAAACATTTGGTTGCGGATCTGCAATAGCGTCTAGTAGTTTGGTTACAGAGTGGGTAAAGGGAAAGAGCATCGAGGATGCTAATAAAATTAAGAATTCTGAAATAGCTCTAGAGCTTTGTTTACCACCAGTTAAAATTCACTGCTCTGTATTGGCTGAAGATGCCATTAAAGCTGCGATTAAAGACTATAGAGACAAGTATGACAAGGAATGAAATAGAAGAGTTTATTGCCGCCGATATAAATCCAGCTCTTGAAATGCATGGTGGTTATCTTTCGATAGAGGGTTATAACGAAGATGATAAGATTCTTCATGTTGTAATGGGTGGTGGCTGTCAAGGGTGCGCATCTTCTAGCATAACGTTGAAATTACAAATAGAAGCTACACTTAAAGAACAATTTCCAGAGCTAACTCAGGTCATAGATACAACAGATCACACTTCCGGTATAAATCCGTACTATTAGGTTAACACAACATGGCAATTACGATGACAGATTTTGCGATTGATCGAATTTCATCATTGATTGTAAGAAATCAAATGACGGTTGAAGAAGCTTATTTAAAGATCGGCCTCCGCGGGGGTGGTTGTTCTGGCTATTCTTATTCATTTGATTTCGTTACAGAGCCTGACGAACATGATAAGGTGCTTGATTTCGATTCAGTGAAGATTTGCATTGACAAAAAGTCTTATCTGTTTTTGAACGGGACGGAAATTGATTACGAAGAAACACCGTTTAAGTCTGGAATAAAATTAAATAACCCGCTTGTAACCAGAACCTGTGGCTGCGGCGAATCGGTCGCGTTTTAGGAGAGAAAGTGCATTGGACATCAGAAATTGATAACAAGATAGAGAAAGTTGAGTTACGAAAAAGCCCGCTCATTGTGAGAGTCAACAAATTCGATGAAGAATCCGCTAAGAAATTTAGCGATGAGATGGCTTTGGCTCACAATACAGGACAAGACATTATTCCAGTGGTCATTGATTCCTACGGTGGCCAAGTTTATAGTCTTATGGCAATGATAAGTGCGATTAAGCATTCAGAGCTTCCGGTAGCGACGATTGTTGAGGGAAAAGCAATGTCATGTGGCGCTATTTTGTTTTCTTTCGGTGAACAAGGCCGCAGGTTCATGGACCCAGACGCGACTTTAATGATTCATGACGTTTCTTCAATGGACATGGGGAAAGTGGAAGAGCTAAAGGCTGGTGCCAAGGAAGCTGATCGGTTAAATGAAATTGTTTATAAGATGATGGCGCAAAACTGCGGAAAAGCAGATGATTATTTTATGCACATTGTTGATAAAAAGAAACATGCTGACTGGTTCTTAGATGCAAAGCAGGCGAAGCGGCATGGGTTAGCAAATCAGCTCCGTGTTCCAAAGTTAAGCATAAAAGTTACTGTTGACATTGATTTTGAATAATGCTAGCTTACAGAACCAGGCGACTGGTAAAAACAGAAGACTTAAATTCAAGGGGAACTTTGTTCGGTGGTCGACTCCTGGAGTGGATTGATGAAGAGGCTTCGATTTTTTGCTTTTGTCAATTAGGGACTAGAAATATCGTAACAGTTCACATGTCAGAGATCAATTTTAGACACCCTGCAAAATTGGGTGATGTTATTGAATTCGGTACTGACATGGTTTCATTTGGCAACTCTTCCATAACACTTAAAATGATTGTAAGGAATAAGAGAACAAAGAAGACTCTTTTATCTGTTGAGAAGATTGTATTTGTGGCTTTGAATGAATTTGGTGAACCAGCGCCGCATGGAGTAACGAAATTTTCAGAACGAGGTAGATGGAAACAACTTAAAAAAGGGAACGAAGATGGATAAAGACTTTTATAATAGTTCAAGTGCGGCAAAGCTGGGGTGGGAACCATCGTGGTTCGGCTGTGATGAGTTCGATATTGATCTTGTGAAAGCAGTCAAGAAGTGGCAACGCGGTAACGGACTGACAGCAGACGGTCTTGTTGGCCCCATGACATATCGTAGAGTGTGGACAGAAAGAGAAGCAAGCATTTCTGACTGGATGGATACTCTTCCGTTAAAGAAAAGTTATAGACAAGGCGAAAAATATATTGTTCATAATGGTCATTTTATCCCTATAGAGTGGGATAATGTAATTTTATGGGACGAACCCAGTGGCCATAAGTCTAAGAAGGGATGTTACACAGATTATTCTGGGAGAGAAGATAGGGCTCCTACGTTTTTTGTTAATCATTGGGACGTGTGCCTAAGCGCAGATAGCTGCGCGAAAGTCTTGAATAAGCGCGGTATCTCTGTGCATTTTTTAATTGATAATGATGGAACGATTTTTCAAATGCTGGATACGCAACACAAGGCATGGCACGCTGGTATACCGAATGGTGTCGGGGGAAATTCAAAAGGGATTGGTGTGGAAATTTCGAATGCTTATTATACAAAGTACCAAGACTGGTATGTTAAGCATGGCTATGGCGAACGGCCCATTCAAGAGCATGGTTACGTTCATGGCTCCACGCGGGAGCCATTTCTAGATTTCTATCCAATCCAACTTGAGGCTTTAAAGGCGCTATGGAAGGCTGTCCACGTCGGGTTAGGCATTCCACTGGAGTATCCGAAAAATTCGTCGGGGCATATCGAGACCAGCGTGCATAAAGAATGTGTACGAGGAAAATTTCAGGGATTCTGTAATCACTACAATTTTATTAGAACAAAAATTGATTGCGCTGGCCTGGATCTTCCCGCTCTTTTAGAGGAAGTTAAAAAAACGCCGATGTACTGTTTAGATAAATAGCATATAATTGGTGTCATCAGGAGATGATATGCGAACAGTACATATAGATTATCTTTGGGTTGATGGGTTTGACACACCAGCAATTAGATCAAAGACGAAAGTCCAGCCGCTGAAGAGTGACGACGACGAATCTTTTGAATTAGAAATTGAGCCGTGGAATTTTGATGGTTCCTCCACTGGGCAAGCCACCACAGCAGATTCAGAAAGAGTACTTCTTCCTGCTCGACTTTATCAAGTTTCTCCTGCGCATTATCTTCTTTTATGTGAAGTATGCAATGTTGATGAAACACCCCACGAGACGAATTATCGCGAGACGTTGCGGATATTTTTAGATGAAAATCCTCAGAAAAATATGTGGGTCGGATTTGAGCAAGAGTTTTTCTTAACCGATCAGAACAAAAATATTTTCTGGCCTGATGGAGCTGGTGAACCGATCAATGACCCGCGCTATTATTGTTCAGTTGGCGGTGATAGGGTAAAGAAGCGTAATCTGGTAAGGTCTCACGCAACAGGCTGTTGGGATATTGGAATTCAGATTGTAGGGTATAATGCAGAGGTGGCTCCAGGCCAGTGGGAATTTCAATGTTTTGCAGAAGACGCATTACGAGCGTGTGATGATTTGTGGGTTGCTAGATATATGCTATCTTTATTATCTGAAACCGAAGACTTGGGGGTCGATTGGTCACCCAAGCCCCATGCCGGGTGGAATGGTAGCGGTTGCCACACAAACTTTTCTACAATGGAAATGAGAGATGTTGGTGGAGAGATGGCTTTTAACGAGATATTAGAGAAGATGAAGCAATTTCATCCTTCAACAGTAGAAAATTACGGAACGGGAAACGATCTCAGACTCGTCGGTGCGTACGAAACATCAAGCTATAATAAATTTACACACGGAATTGGCAGCCGAGATACATCGGTTAGAATACCCAATTCTGTCCCCAAGAATGAGTGGAAGGGATATCTCGAAGATCGGCGCCCTTCCTCTAATTGCGATCCCTATCGGGTAGTGTTTGAACTGCTGAAATTTGTGTAATACTCACTCACCACCGAATACTTAACAATAGTTCGTTCGTTTCCGTGGTGATAAAGTATGTCTAACACAAAAGCTTCTGATACTATTTTGCGACTTCGCGCTCTTAGAGAGAAATTATGCGGTCACGATGTACCTTGGCAAGAGGCTTTTGAAGTTAGAGACGCTGTAGTCGAGCAGCTGTGTGAATTACATGCATGCGCGAGTAGAGATGGCGCTGAGCTTCATATTGTGCAAGCAAAAATTGTTTCTATTCTTGAATATTTACATGTAGAGATCGAGTGCAATGAGGAGAACAAGTAATGCCAGCTCAAGACAATGATGGGTGGAGTGAATATTCAAGACTAGTCCTCAAAGAGCTAGAGACCTTGGCCGCCAGTATTCAATCTTTGAATTCAGAAATTCAAGAGCTTAAGCAAGAAATTGCAAGAATGCGAGAACGAGAAGATCGCGTTGATGATCTTAAGATGTGGAAAGAAAAAATCGATGAGGTGGCTTCCCCCACCCAGCTACAGGTCATGGTAAAAGAAGTTGAAGACTTGAAGCTTTTCAAGACAAAAGCGATCACTGTTTTTGCGGTTGTACAGTTTGGTATGGCTCTTGCGATGTGGGCACTTAACTACTTTAAATGATGTAAATTTCGAATTTTTATATTATCATTTTTTGTAGGATGAGAGTATAATGAATTCGTGGGTTCCACCAAGGTCGCCGTTTGATCTTTTGCAAGAGCGTTTCTGGCCAGATGGTTGGAAAATTCTTGTTACGTGCTTATTGTTAAACCAAACATCACGTAAGCAGGTTGAACCGATGATTGAAAGGTTTTTCCAGCGCTATCCTTCCCCAGAAGTGCTAGCACACGCTGATCAAGAAGAATTGTATCATTACATCAAGGCGCTTGGATTAGCAAACAAGCGGGTAAAAACGCTTAAACGCTTCAGTCAAGAATTTTTAGAGGGGAATTGGACATCTGCGAAGGACCTCTACGGGTGCGGAAAGTATGCGGATGATACATACCGCATTTTCATCGTTGGAGATTGGCGAGAAACCTCGCCAAATGATCATGCCTTGAGCGATTATCACGGATGGTTACAATCTTCTGATAATTCCTATAATAAAAATCGATGTGTGGAGGAAATATGGACACCGAAGAATTGAAATTAACAGATAACGCGATATCACATATCGCCCAGCTTTTGCAGATGGCAATCCTAACAGGAACAGACATCATGGACAATCTTCGATCTGCGACGTTTGTTGCATATGAAGGGACAGTGGACATCCATCCGGATTACCATGAAACGTTCCAGGAGGGAATTCAGCGAATGGTTGAGGCAGTACAAGACGTCGCCTCTGATGGAGAAACCACGGATGAGTGAGACTGTCAGCAATGAATTAGCTGAAATTTTTCGTTTACGTGAAAAGTTTATGCGTACATTACGAGCAAAGAAGCCCACCGAGTATCCGACTTGGCCGATTGATCTTTCTGATAAAAAGAACCAGCAACATGTTAGAGATATGGCTCTACGTGGTGTTGAAGAAATGTTTGAGGCATTACAACATTTGAAAAACTGGAAGCCTCATCGAGACACAGAATTACAAGAAGTTGATAGGGAAGAATTTTTAGAGGAAATTGTTGATGCATTCAATTACTTTTTCTCTGTGCTGGTCCTTGTCGGGGTTAATTCTGATGAGCTTTTTGCTGCGTATTGTCGAAAGGATGAAATCATTCATTCGCGATTGGAGACGGGATATTGACGATACTTATAGTACGCTATGTCGTCGACTTCCCGTCAAATTCAGAGAAGAGTCCGGATGCTGAAGGCAGAATTGCGAATGTTGCAAAATTATTATGATGAGTCTTCTATTGTTTTAGTTGAGTATGAAGAGGAGTGGACTTCTGATCTCACTTATTTTCTTTTAAAGTACAATAATGAAAAAAAGTCTCTCGCCAGCTCAGATAACCAGTCTTTTGATATTGGACCCGTAAAGGGAGATGGTTGGGAAGAGAGGAATGCTCGTCGAAAACAACGCGATGATCGTATCAAGGCTCGCCGCGGCAAAAAGTGGGGTAGAGAAGCAAAAGAAAAGAATGCTAATACCCCACTTGAAAAAGACACCACGCCAGAATGGGCAAGAAAACTTTTTCGTGAAATTGCGAAATTAACGCATCCTGACAAAGCGCCAGAAGATTCAAAAGAGAAGTTTTCAAAAATATTTCGGCGGGCATCTGCAGCAATTGATGGCGAAGACTATAAAGAGCTACTATCTCTTGCAATGGATTTAGATTTGTCTTTTGACATGTTAGATCAAGAGTTACGTCCCTTATTAGAACAACGAGTAGTTGATATGAGGGCTAAAATAAAGGCTCTTGAGGAAAAAGCCTCATGGATTTGGGGTGAGAATTTCGGTATGTCTGCCCTCCGTGCAGAAGTCCTACAGCGGATATTGACACAGTCTGGAATAAGCAGATCGTTAGAAGAGCTAAAAGATGAAATTGAGAAAAGAGAAGAGCAAAGTACAAGAGGGTAAGATAGCGCATGTGGTCGATACCCACTGCGGTATCGGTGATGACGGTCTATCTTATATTCTTGAACCTGGAATGAGCGGTCTTGTGGTGTCTATCACACCAGAAATTACGACGTTGCTTATTCATGATAGACTTGTAGACGTTAGAGGATATAGCCTGGAAGCTTTATCATGAAACGTATTTCAAGAAAGTATTTAAGCAAAATAATAAAAGAAGAGCTACATCTGCATAATCTCTTGGAATCGAATGTGAAGTCTGCTCGTGGGATGTCCAATCGTGTTACAAGAGCGATTATGGACCTTGTAAAGGATGGTGCCACAAATAGAGAGCGCTATGTTGTATTAACAATAGATGACTTAATCGATGACGAAGGATATCGGTCGCAAGCCACGACTGCGTATAATCTGGATATTGACTTTATTCCCGGAAAAATAAACAGGCAGGCCGCTGATGAGGACTTCGAAGAATCAGACGCTTATTTAAGCGTTTCTCTTTTCGTAAACGAGGGTTCAGAACTGCATGTTTCGGGAGATGATATTAACAGGACGGGTGACCCTGGAATTCATTTAACGATTATAAAGCCTGTAGAGTTAACAGGTGCAGATTTATCGACACTTCGAACAGAAATTTCAAATTCTGTTCGTCATGAAATGGAACATATGACACAAAACCTTCCTCGCTATTATCAAGGGATGGAAAAACCTGACGGTGGTCGGTATGCATATGACGAATTTGATATTTCTGGAGAGCCAGAATCTGATCGCGCGAAAGACTATTATCTCGATCCGAAGGAAGTGTCCGCTCATATTATGGGTTATGCACAGAATACATCATCAATAAGCGATTTAGAAGAAGAAATTCGAGAGATGCTTGATAATTGGGCTAGCCCAGACTGGGAGAAGCGTAAAAATGTTTTAATAGCTCCTGGTGACGTAGACATAATAGCGAATGCTTGGCTAGATTGGGCAAAGAAGCATCTTCGAGGGAAACGATTTCAAGGGAAATAAAAGTGAGTGATCATTCTAAAGGACATATACTGAGGTTAGAATATAGTGTTTGAAATTTATATTCCATTTTATAACAGCCCGTTTTGTGCTGAGTATCAAGCGAAAACGCTGCGAGCATTTATGCGTGACGAAGATGTTACACTAATCTTTGTTGATAACAATATGGGGTATCACCCAGAGGCCTCTTTACGAATTATTGAGATTTGCAAAGAGTATGATATAGAGCTTATTGTTAACAATGATCCGCTCTGTGCGAAATTTCAAGAGGGAATAGCGCAAGGTCATGTATCTACTTCCGATAAGCTGGGCCATACGCTTAATTTGATTTATGGCGTAGTCCAGCAAAGAAAACCTGATTATTTTGGGTTTCTCGATCAGGATTGTTTCGCGTTTAAGCCCGTTCAGCTTAAAGAATATCTAGATGAGCACGGCGCGTACGGAAAGGTGGTCCCAACACATCCGGACGAAAGTCATGTGACACGATCTGGCGAGCATGTGTGGAATTTACATGTGATGTGTAATTTTTTTAAGCGAGATTTTCTTTCTAACATGAACGTTAATTTTATGCCAGGGAGCTGGTGCGAGAGGCTTGGTTATGGCTATGATGTCATACTAGACACGGGAGGAGTTAATTGGTGGACAATGTATAAAGACATGGATCGATCTCAGTATGTGCTACCAGAAGAACATTTTCTGTATTATGATGATATTTCTCTCCTTGACCCCAATAATGATAGTCCTACTAAGACTCTTTATGAAGTGCTTGACAACAAGTGGGTGCATATGGTCCACGCCGCAAATTCTGGTGCAGCAGCAGACTATCTTAAGCCAAAAACTTCATATATGAAGGGATTCCTTGATTTTGCGTTATTGGATGCGGGTGCCGTTGGTGCCAGCCCTCGTCCAGAGTCTGACTTCATACCGTCGTACAGAGACCCGAACCGTCATTTTTCTTTTGAGGGTTCCTAAACCCACAAGATTAATTTACGTTAAGCTGAAAAAACCTCTCATACCCTCTATAATACATCACATTGGAGGTTTTGTGCGTAAGACTAAACTGGTTCCCCCAAATAAGTTCATCTCCCTTCATTCTCATGATGGGTTTTCTACTTTTGATGGGCTGGGCTATCCACAAGAGCACATCGACTTTGTCATTGAGAACGGCATGGACGGATGGTGTCTCACAAATCATGGTCATATGAATTCATTTGGGCATGCTTTTCTTCATGCGGAAAAGGTCCAGAAGCGTGGGGGTACCTTTAGGTTTGTCCCTGGTTGTGAAATGTACGTTCATCCAGACCTTGACGCTTGGAAGCTGGATTACGAAATTCGCCAGGCTGCAAAGAAGGGTGATAAAGAAGCGTTGTTCTCATTACGAGAACAGCGGGAAGCAATTACGACTCCGCTCACCGCCGTCACAGACCGCGACGATGAAATTATTGATATCGGTAAAGAAGAAGCTGGGCTTACCGTAGAAAATGAAGAGGAAACGAAGTCTGGAAAGTTTTACGATCCAGTGAAGCGTCGCCATCATTTGGTAGTTTTGCCCAAGACCAGCGAGGGTCTCCAACGTTTGTTCCACCTCGTTAGTAGGGGTTACAGAGAGGGCTTCTATAGGTTCCCGCGTGTTGACTATAGGATGCTAAGGGAAGCTGCTGAGGGAGGCCATCTAATGGTCTCAACAGCATGTATTGGTGGCCCAATCGCATACGAGGTCTTTAGGCACGCTCAACAGGTCGAGTTTGATGATTTAAAGCATACGCTGCTTGACGATCCGTCATTTCACCGTAACGTTATGACGGGAGTTGGAAATGCGTATCAAGGGCTTGTTGATGCTGTCGGAATTGATGATGTACACCTCGAGCTTCAATTTAACAAACTTCCAGCTCAGCATCTAGTAAATCGGGCGATCATTGAATTTGCAAATAACCAGGGGCTTCAAGACAAGCTGGTTGTTACAACAGATTCTCATTATGCCCGACCAGAGCATTGGCGTGAACGTGAGCTTTATAAAAAGCTGGGATGGCTAAACTATCGTGAATTCGATCCATCGAAATTGCCCCAATCAAGAGATGATTTGAAGTGCGAGCTTTATCCTAAGAACGCTCCTCAGGTTTGGGATACGTATCTAGAGTCAACAGACGGAATGGATTTTTACAATGACCAAGTGGTAAAGGACGCAATCGAGCGTCCGCATACGCTTGTTCACGAGGCTATCCAAGACATCGTTCCCGATCGTACCATGAAGCTTCCTTCTTATGTTGTACCTGAAGGTATGACAGATGATAAGGCTTTGCTTGAGGCATGTAAGAAGGGTCTTGTTGAGCGAGGGTTGGCAAACGATCCAAAATATATCGAGCGAATAAAGCAAGAACTAAAAATCATCAAAGATAAGAATTTTTCTCGATATTTCTTAACAATGGAAGCGATTATTAAGATTGCCAAGAAAGCCATGCTTGTCGGACCAGGACGCGGTTCGGCCGCGGGTAGTCTAGTTGCCTATGTTCTTAAGTTGACAGACGTTGACCCGTTCGAATACGATCTTATGTTTGGTCGTTTTCTAAACCCAAGTCGTGAGGGTGCCCCAGATATCGATACCGATGTTGGTGACCGAGATTTGCTTCTCCAGCTAATGAAAGATGAGTGGGGAGATGAGAATATTATCCCCATCTCGAATTATAATACTTTCAAGCTTAAGTCCCTTGTGAAGGATATCTCTCGTTTTTATGGAATTCCATTTAACGAGGTAAATAAGGCTCTGTCAACTGTAGATGAAGATGTGAAGCGTGCAGTGTTTAAGCAGGGGACTGATAAAAACCTGTTCGTTCTACTTTACGAAGATGCTCTAGCTCATTCTAAGAAGTTTAGAGCGTTTATCGAGGCGCATCCAGAGGTCGCCGCCCCTATCCAGGTTTTGTTTAAACAGAACAAGGCTCTTGGTCGTCATGCAGGAGGTTGCATTGTCGCAGAAGATATAGCTGAAAGAATGCCGCTGATCAAAGCTCGAGGTGAGCTCCAGACCCCCTGGGCTGAAGGCATGAACTATAAGCATCTTGAAACATTTGGCTGGATTAAGTTCGATCTTCTCGGTCTTGAAACGCTACGGATCATTCAAAGAACGATTGAGCTGATTCTTCAAAGAAAAGAGGGTATTGAGGACCCAACATTCGAGCAGGTCTATGAGTGGTTCAATGCAAATATGGATCCCAAGGTTCTTGATATGGATGACCAGCATGTCTATGAGCATGTTTATGCAGGTGGTCGTTGGGCCGGTATCTTTCAGCTAGCGGGAAGAGGTGCGCAAAACCTCTTTAAGAAAGCCAAGCCCAAGAGCATTATCGATATTGCTACGCTGACCTCTATCTATCGTCCAGGCCCACTCACTGCGAAGGTCGATAGATTGTATATCAAGGCCAAGAATAATCCTGAGAAGATTGATTATGGGCATCCACTAATCAAAGAAGTACTAGAAGAAACATACGGCTTGATAGTCTTTCAAGAGCAGATCATGAAGCTTTGTTCTGTTGTAGCTGGTTTCCCAGAGGAAGAAACAGATACTGTTCGTCGCAGTATTATGAAGCGTAAAGCATCAGAGGCTGCAGAAAGTCTTGCTAAGGCTCGATCTATTAAGGAGCAGTTTGTTGCTGGCTCTGTTAAGAATGGAGTGGATAGTCAGCTTGCAGATGATTTGTACGAAAAGATTCTCTTCTTCGCAGGATACGGCTTCAATAAGTCTCATGCAGTTTGTTACGCTATTGACTCTTACTACTGCGCTTGGCTTTTAACATATTTCGAAGAGGAATGGTTATGCGCTTATCTTGAAGCGATGTCGGGTAATGATAAGAAGCGAGCCAAGGCTTTCGCTGAGGTTAAGACGCTAGGGTATCGAGTTGTGCCCCTTGATATTAATTACGCGACCAAGGATTGGACAATTCTTGAAGGTAAGAAATTTATGCCTTCTCTTTTGTCTTGTAAGGGTATTGGTGAATCTGCAATCGACGAACTTGTGACTAGTCGACCGTATAAGCATATTGACGACTTGTTGTGGGATGATATCGGAAAGTGGAGGCATTCCAAATTTAACAAGCGTGCTTTGGAGGCGTTAATCAATATTCAAGCATTCGAGTCTATGGATCTTATTGGTGACAACAAGACATTTGAAAGCTACAAACAAATGCATGAAGTGTTGATTGGTAAAAATTCTGAAATCAAGAAATGGACAAAGAAGGATCCAGAACGTGGTCGTAGAAACTTTAACGAGGCGTTGCTTGATACTCAGGGAGCTGGTGTCTGGACACGACGAGAGCGAGTTGAGAATAACGTGCGACATTTCGGTTCATTTAATGCAGCTACACTAGTCCCAAGCGAGGTTCAAGAAAAGCTTGCTAAAATGGACATTTTTCCCATTGATGAAATTAATGGTCATGACTTGTATTGGTTCCTCGTGTCAGATGTGAAGCCGAAGCTAACAAAGAACAAGCGGCCCTATCTACTGGTTACAGCAACTGCATTGTCTGGTCAGACCTATCGGATGTTTTGCTGGAGCTGGGATGGTGAAACCGAACTGCCGCTTTACAGTCTGTGCGTAGCTGAAGTGAAGAAAAATGATTTTGGATATCAAACTTCTATGAGAAAAATCAAAGTTCTTCAGTTATGATTAAGGACTAAAGGGTATCGCGCTTAAAGATGAACGGGGTAAAAATTGTTTGCTGGAAAATTTGAAAACTTCACTGAATGTTATCTATCATTGATTGATGATGTCTATAATAATTCGACGTATTTATCTGCACCGAGAGGTCAGAAAATTAGGGAAAAACTTGGAGTATCTTTTACGATTGAGAATCCTCGTCACCGCATCCCCTACGTTGCGGGAAGAAAGTTTAGTGTGACGTATATGGTTGCCGAATTGTTGTGGTATCTTTCTGCAAATAATAAAACTGAATGGATCTCGAAGTACTCAGCTTTCTGGAAAGATATTAGTGATGATGGTGTGACAGCAAACTCTGCTTACGGTGCTCGGCTTTTTGCCCCTAATGAGAAGATTGCCAATGGTAGATTTACGCAATGGCAATATGTCGTAAACGAACTAAGAAGAGATCCAGACTCCCGCAGGGCAGTAATGCACTTGAGAATGCCGGCAGACGGAATTGATGCGAAGTTAGATGTACCATGCACACTTACGCTGCAATTTTTTATTCGAGATAATGAGCTGCATATGATTGTTAACATGCGAAGCTCTGATTTGATTTTTGGAATTGCTTATGACATCCCTGCTTTTACATTTTTTCAAGAAATTTTAGCTGGACAATTGGGTGTCGAGCTTGGATCTTATACTCACATGAGCAATTCTCTTCACATTTACGAACGTCATTTTGAGATGGTCGAGACGATTTTAAGCGAAAAATGTCTAGCTAAAACGCGCAAGCTAACTGATATTCATGGTCCAATGCCAGCGATTGACGCTGCTGGGTGCAACCAGCAGGCATTAACATACTGGATTAAGAAGCTAATGACATTTGAGAAAGCACTTTCTGATGCTACAACTCCTCGAGATGCCGTTCGTCTGTGGACTGCTTATTTTGCTTATGCTAATAATTCTGATCAAATATGGGCTGACTGGGCTCGGGTCTTAGCTGCACAAAGAGCAAGAAGACTTGGCGAGCCAGCAGAAGCAAACGAAATTCAAGCTATCACAGATTTTAGTGGATATTCATTTAATATCAGGAGTCGTTAATGACGTATCAGTATGATTATCTTATTGTCGGTGCTGGAATATTCGGCGCGACGTTTGCTAGAGAAATGACTGACGCGGGCAAAAAGTGCCTTGTCATTGATAAGCGGAAGCACATCGGTGGTAACGTGTATTCTGAAAAGCGAAATGGCATTGACGTACACGTATATGGTGCCCATATTTTTCATACAAACAATGATCGAATTTGGGAGTACGTAAATCGATTTACGACATTCAACAATTACATCAATAAACCGAAGGTACGCTTTGGCGATCGCATTTTTTCGTTTCCCATTAATCTAATGACGCTTCATCAACTATGGGGTGTTATGGACCCCGCTGAAGCGAAAGCAAAGCTTAATGAAGTGAGGATTCATTGTGAGAATCCTGAAAATTTAGAAGACTGGATCCTTTCCCAGGTTGGGCGAGAAGTATACGAAACGTTCATCCGTGGTTATACAATGAAGCAATGGCAACGCGACCCGCGGGAACTCCCTTCGTCTATTATCAAGAGACTTCCCATTCGTCTTACATTTGATGAAAATTATTTTTTCGACAAGTACCAAGGAATTCCTGTTGACGGCTACACTGCAATGGTTGATAATATGCTGGAAGGAATTGAGGTGAAGACAGGTATTGATTATTTTGAAAACAGAGCCGTCTTTATTCCTGCTGCAAAGAAGACTGTGTTCACTGGTAAAATTGATGAATTTTTTGGGTTTGTTCATGGTGAGCTTGAGTATCGCACTTTGCGGTTCGAGCATGAAGAGCTGATGGGTGACTTTCAAGGAAACGCTGTAGTGAACTATACTTCACCAGATGTCCCCTTTACTCGGATTGTAGAACACAAGCATTTTTTGCCTGAATCGGCTGGAAAACTGGATAACACGATTATCACAAGAGAGTATTCCGCAGAGTATGACAGGAGCAAAACGCCATATTATCCTATCGGCGATGCGAAGAATATAGCAATGTATAAGAAGTATTGCGAGATGGCTGAATCGGCAAAGGATGTCATTTTCGGGGGCCGGCTAGCAGAGTACAAATACTACGATATGCACCAAGTTATCGGTTCAGCACTTGTAAAAGCGAAAAGAGAACTTGAAAATAAATGAAGATTTGGCTATAATAAAATAGCAAATTTGGAGAATAGATGAGAGTTTTGTATAGTTTTTGGGGGTTTATTACTCCGCTTGAAAAAAATAGTATTGTAAATACACCTGATGGTGAGCGTGGGAACAGGGTGGACTTTGTTACCGAGCTTATGAAGCGTGGCCACGTACCGATTCAACTTCAAAAGATGCGGGATATCGAGCGATATCCGGGTGTTGAATATGATGACGTAGGGTTTCCCGATGGTGATATTCTTTATGTCGAATGGCGTTGGCCCACTTGGAAGAACAGCGGCGATGACATTTTCGAGTCTGATTATACACGCCAGTGTAAGGTTCTTGACTATTATCATGATAAAGGAATACCCATCATTATTCATGACGGTGATTTGAAGATGACCCCTGAAGAAGAGCTCCGCTGGCCGAATGCAGTTCTAGCTGATGCGTGCGTGAACTCGCGACAGCAAACGAGGGAGCGTATTACCATTCCGTGGTGCAATTATATGAAACGCTATCTTGACCCTGTCGAGTATTCCTACAATTACACGTACGTTGGGAACAATTATGAGAGAGACGATCAATTTCAGAAGTATTACATAAGTTCAAGTCGCTCGCTTCGAGATCGAGGAATTCAAACGTCTATTTACGGTAATTGGTTACAAAAGTCTCCAGAGCGAAAAGACCCAAAAGAATTGCTGCAGGGAACTCCCTATGTTGCCTTTGGCCCACGCTTGGCGTACAAAGATATTTTCGGAGTCTTGAATTCTTCTATCACTGTTACCCATATCACAAAAGACGCGTATACGCCGTATGGTAATATTACGGGGAGATTTTTTGAAGCGATCAAAAGCAACGTACCAGCGTTAGTCCCAATAGAATTTAAGCACGCTCTTCCTGTTGGACTAAATGGTCAACTTGTGGTGGAATCAACTCGTGATGTAATAAGCAAAGTAAACTGGCTTTCATCGTTGAATGCCGAGCAAAGAAAAGCACTAGTAGACGAGCAGGAAGAGGCTCTTCGAACAGTGATTGATCCCAGACCAGAATACAGGGTAGATCTTCTTGAGCATATTTTGGGAGATTACCACGGATGAAGGTAGCATTCATTGGACCCGACATGACAGGAAAGTCAAATATTGCTGAAGAACTGTCTCGTCAGACAGACGTTCCTGTGTTCAAAAATTCCAGTGAATGGAAAACGCAACTTGATAGTCCAGATTATTTTCTTAATCTACTCAAATATGGTGGCCCATTTTTAATGGACTTTATTCGCCAAACAGGCGTATCAGTTATTTTAGACCGTTTTTATCCGTGTGAGTATGTCTACGCAGAAGCATTCGAGCGAGAGACAGATATGAATGCAATTTTGTGGATGGACGAGAATTTTTCTGAAGTAGGTGGGAAGTTTATCATATGTTTGCGGAAAGACTACTCTGGTCTGGTCGATGATCAATATCCTGACCAATTACCACCTGAAATGTTGAAAAAGTTAGACATTTATTATCGTAAGTTTGCTGAGCGTACAAGTTGTGATTATCTGATTTTAGAGACAGATGACATGGACTTGAACAAGCAGGTAAAAGAGATTAAAATATTTTTAGGAATTAGAGAAATGGAAGCGGAGGATTTTTGTGTATACTCGTAAAGCGTTAGTTACAGGGTGCTGTGGATTTATCGGCGGTCATCTTACGAAGATGTTAGTTGAGCAAGGGTGGGATGTAACTGGTGTCGACGATTTGTCAAATGGCGACCCCTCTGTATTAGACGGTATAGATATTAGGTGTATCCCACCTGCTCTTTTAGTGGCTTACGAAACACAGGCCGTCGATGCTAGTAAGACGCTGGTTATTACTGGTGATTTTGCTCATGAATATGTTCTTATGAAAATTGCTGAAGGTGAATTTGATGTAATTTTCCATCTGGCTGCCAATCCGCGTGTGGAGTTTTCTGTTAAGAATCCCGCATCGACTACCCATACAAACGTTCAAAAAACAATTGAATTAATGACAGCAGCTACCGGAAAAATTGATCGCTTTGTTTTTGCATCATCTTCGTCCAGCTATGGCAATACCGACCAATTTCCAACAAGAGAATCTTCTCCCACAAATCCAGAGTCACCTTACGGACTACAGAAGCTTGTCGTGGAACAATTTGGTGAATTGTACAACCGATTGTACAGTATGGATTTTGTTGCACTTCGGTTTTTCAATGTGTACGGCCCTGGCCAGGTGGGAGACTCTCCTTATTCAACTGCAATCGCTGCGTGGTGTACACGTCTTAAGAAAAATGAGCCCCTTCGAAGTGATGGAGACGGAGAACAACGGCGTGATATGGTGTATGTAAATGATGTTGCAAGTGCTATGGTGACAGCCGCTGATCACCCCGATTCGTTAGGTTACGCAATGTATAATGTTGCAACAGGCGTAGCTGTTACTAACAATGAAATTCTTAAGACACTTAAAGAGTATTTTCCTGAGATGGTTATCAATCATGCTCCCGCTCGCCCAGGCGACGTAAAATTTACCTTGGGTTCTATAGATAAAATTAATGAGGAGCTCGGATGGATTCCCCGAAAGGAGTTTTGGGCTGGGCTCAGAAGCACGTTAAAGTGGTGGGGCTTATTGGACGATGAATAGAAACGCATGGACCAGCAAATCGGTGACAGTAGAAATGCCATGGGGTATAGAGACTCGCTGGAGCGCTGTCCCCACAATTACTGGAAAAAAGCTTGAAATTTATTCTGGTTTATGTACAAGCTTAAAATTTCATAAACAAAAGAATGAAGTTTTGTTTGTTGCATCTGGGGAAGTGACTGTTATTTTTGCTTGCGAGCGACATTTTGAAGACCCAATTCAGTATCCATCGTCAAAAGAAGTTTTAGGTCCAGGTGGTATGCTGAATGTCCAAGCAGGGTGCCCTTATCGGGTGTGTGCAAATAAAGATTCTGTAGTATATGAAATTTCGGATGGAAGTAGTGAGAACAGTGTCCGGCTTGAGGACGAATATGGAAGAGCAATCGACACAATTGACGAGTTTCAGTTTATTTATCCAAAGGACTAAGTCCTAATTCTAAGGAGAAGAAAATGAGCTCGATCGACCCAAATTCAGTAGATGTAGTGATTTACCACGCTGATTGCACTGACGGTTACGGGGCTGCGTATTCAGCATGGAAGCTGTTGGGAAAACGTGCCGAGTTTTATCCGTGTAAGCACGGTAATCCCCCCCCAAAAGTAAAGGGAAAGAACGTTGTTATTTTAGACTTCTCGTTTACGAATGCAGTTACAAAAAAGATGATAAAGTCTGCAAAAAACCTCATCGTGATTGACCACCATAAATCTGCAATGGTAGAATTACATGATATAACAAATACACATTTTGACATGACTAAGTCGGGTGCAATGCTGGCTTGGGAATTTTTTCATCCTGGAAAAGATGCTCCCAAGTTTATTCAATATATTCAAGATCGTGATCTTTGGAAGTGGGAGCTCCCATACTCAAGGGAGTTCGCAGCAGCGTTTGATATGGTCCCCTTTGAGTTTGAGGAATTTGAAAAGTTTGAAGATGATTCGGTGTTTGATGACGCTGTTAAACGCGGTTCGTATATACTTGCTTATTCTAAGACAGTTGTAAAGAAGGTTTGCGAGAAAGCTGAGCCAAGAAAGTTTGAAGGGAAGGATGTTCTTGTTGTGAACGCTTCTCACTGGATGTCAGAAATCGGAGCAAGACTTTCACCAGATTGTGATTTTGCATTGATTTGGTACTGGGATCATGAAGATAAGGTTACGAAGGTCAGCTTACGTGCATTTCACGATTCTGTTGACGTATCTGAAATTTCGAAAAAGTTTGGTGGCGGTGGTCACAAAAAAGCAGCAGGATTTACGCTTCCTAAGGAGACTCACATTGAAGAACTCTTTGACACTTGATAGAACGCCAAAGTTTGATATTGTTTATTTAGATCCGCCATGGGACTACAAAGGCCAGCTACAACATAGTAAACCTGGAATGGGTGATACAGGTGGGGCTCGCAAGCATTATGGTACGCTCAAACTAAAACAGCTTAAGCAGTTTCCAATGCAGGAGCTTCTTAACGAAGACTCGCTTGTCTTTATGTGGGTAACAAACCCACACCTCGATCAGGGCATTGAGCTGCTTAAGAGCTGGGGGCTGAAATATTCTACAGTCGCCTTTGTGTGGAACAAGATGCGGGTTAATCCTGGGTTTTATACCATGTCGCAGTGCGAGCTTTGCCTTGTTGGAAAAAATGGCAAGATTCCTCGACCTCGAGGTGCCAGAAACGTGCGACAATATCTAGAGCACCTCCGTGAAGAGCATAGCAAAAAGCCGGATGAAGTTAGGGCTCGCATTGAGCAGATGTTTCCAGACCAGACGAAGGTTGAACTGTTTGCTCGCCACCAGTTACCTGGATGGTCAGTTTGGGGAGATGAAGTCGAAAGCTGTGACAGTCTTAAAGGGTACTTGAATGAGCTCGGATGGTAGACCGCCATGGGATGAAATCTGGATGGGGTTTGCTCATTCAATAGCTCGTCGTTCCTATGATCCGCGACATCAGGTTGGTGCTGTTGTTGTTACGAAAGAAAATACACAAGTGTTAGCTGTTGGGTATAACGGGAATTATACAGGCGGACCCAATGAGGCAGAGTCAGAAGTTCCGGGTGAGTCTGGAATGATTCATGCTGAAATTAACGCGCTGCTTAAATGTGATTACAATATTCTTGCGGAAAAGATAATGTACGTTACACTAAGTCCGTGTCGAATGTGCGCAAAAGCGATGGTAAATGGTGGGATTAGCGAAGTCATTTATAACGAGCAGTATCGTGATATTTCTGGGCTGGATCTATTGAGGGCCGCTGGAGTAAAAGTAAGGCGCTATTCCTATAAGAAATACTAGCCGCGCGTATATATTTAGTCTAGTGCTTTGTTTGCCGGAGTTGTTCTTATGCGTAGAGGTCTAGTAGAAAATCTTGCTGAAATTTCTGTTTGTGCAGTTTTTCGAGCATATTCTAGCGAGCTAACTTATCTTGCGTTGCAAGAGGGCCAAGTCCGTGGAATGCTTCTAGTTGAGGAATTCAGTAGTGAAGATGCCAACAAACTAGACGCAGCAGTAAAAGAAATAAAGGCTTTGGTCGCTGCAGCAACAGACAAATTTGCAGATGCGGCAGAGGTCTGGTCCAAGCCATTCGGTGAATTTGATACATTCATGACAGACATGCCTGATGCTGCGGAGATCGTTACTCTGATACAGGGTGGCGACGCAGACAAGCTTGGAAAGATGACAGCGGATTATACAAAAAAATTGCAAACAGTTGCTGGTGATATTGCCGCTTTGATCGCTGCGGTTGGCGCCGTGCAGAAAGATTTGGCAAATTTTAAAGACGCAGTGGGTGAAAATGGTGCTCAGACCATCGGCGAGTTGGCCGGCCAAGAAGGCGGAGAGTTCCCGGCGCTCGATAAATTAGATGCAGGGATTCAGCAAGCATATCAAATTCCTGGGTGGTTTGATAAGATTTGGGCCGCTGGCTCGAAAGCAGCAGAACAAGAAAGTGAGGGTGGCTTCTTTAAGAAGGCGATGGCGTTCATCGGCGGCTTATTTAAGAGCGATAAAAGTGGACGAGTTGTAGACGCTAGCCTAATCGCTGACGCCATTAAGCAGACTCCCTATGATGTGTTCATGGGCGTCGATCTTTCTGATGTGCAAACAAGCCTCGAAAGTGCCACCGAAGTCGCCGGTGAAGAAACGACACAGGCTACATCGGCAGCGCAATCAGCGGCAGGGGGAGCCGATGGCGTAACTGATGCTGGTGAGGGGGACGCCGACCCATCTGATGAGATAGAAACAGCAGCTAAGGAGCCAGAGGCTCCCGGGGTGGCTATTTCTAATGCCCTCGACGCTTGGTATGATGGGTTAGCCGCTGAGTCTCAAAAAACAATAAAGGCAAACGGTCGATATGACGCACTAAAGACCGGAATTAATGACACGCTTGATGGGCTGTCCAAAGCTGTAGAGAAGGAAGTTGGGAATGCCGTCGGCGCTTGGCGCAAGGAGCATGAAGAAGCTATGGGAAGAAGATTCTCTAAGAAAAATATGGACGCCCTGCAGGCCATGATTCCTAAATTGGCATCGACAATGATGCAGAAGAAAGAAGAATCAGTTGGACGATTTACTGTTGGCACAGTCCACAGAGCGGTTTATCGTTATCTTGATGCTTCGCATCGCAGTGATAAAATTTTATTTGAGTCCACGAGGTGGGGCCAATTAGCGGGTGTTGGAGAAGACAATGAGTAGTGTTGATTCGAGATATATTTTAGAGGTGCTGAAATTTGAATATAATCAAAGATTATCAGAGACCTTACGAGAAGCAGAAATTTTTGATGCTCAAGGAAATATTATCATCAAACCTGATTTGAAAGTACGTCATAAGAAGTCTGGTTATGAATATACAGTCGATCGAGTCGAGGGTGATGTACCCGGCAGCGTTAAGATTGTTTTACGAGAACCCGATGAGCCAAGGTTTGAACCCCCTCCAGAGGGTGAAGAAGTTTTAGGCGGACCCCAGGATGGAGTATTGGCTGAAGATGATTTAACGATTCAGGGTAATGGTGTTGAAGTTGTGGTTCCAGGTGTCGCACCGGTGGAAGTACCGGAGGAAGAAGCCGAAGATGAAGAATATTTCGTGGTCGATGAAAAAGACTTTGAAGAAGAATACGAGGTAAAGTAAAATGTCATTTGACGATAAAGAGATTAAGAAAGTTATTCGAGACACGCTTGGGTTAAATGAAGTAAAAGAGCGACTAGACGAAGCCTATGTGCTTCAAGCAAAGAAATACGATCTTAAGACAGATTTATTGAGCAGGAAAACAATCGATACACATCAGAAATTGTTACAAGGCTATGTTGAGACTGCAAATAATATTTCTGCTAAATTAGATTCTGTTGATAGAACAGAAGCGAATGCAAATGATTCTGCTTTTCGATCTTTGAAAATTGAGGAATCGTATAATTTAAATGCATCATTTCTTCATGCTTATTATTTCGATAATATTGCTGACCCCAACTCAAAGATAACAATGGATTCGCTAGCTTATATGCGACTAGCCAGGGATTTTGGGACATTTGATGACTGGCAACGTGACTTTGTTGCATGTGCCTTGTCAGCGAGGAACGGTTGGGCAATGACTGTTTATAATTGCTTTTTAGATCGTTTCATGAACGTCGTTGTTGATCTACATAATATCAATATTCCACTAAATTGCTATCCAGTGATCGTTCTTGATATGTGGGAGCATGCATATTTCAGGGATTATCTCAGTGATAAGCAGAAGTACGTATTTGCTATGATGAAGGAACTAAACTGGGATGTTATAGAAGACCGTGTTAGCCGTGCCGATAAGCTTGCAAGGTTGTTTAACAAACCTTCGGAGACGAAGCAATGAAAGAAAAAGATATACGAGAATTTTTTAATCGAGCGTATGCTCATCTTTTACGAGAGCAAGACGAAGAAGACCCGTTTGCGACGGACGATGAGGGTGGAGATGAAGGCGGTGACGAAGAAGCTGGTGACGAAGAAGCCGGTGATGAGACTGCTGAAGGTGAAGAGGGTGAAGAAGCTGAAGGTGAAGAGGAAGAGCCAGAGGTTGAGGTAGAAGAAGAAGACGAAGTTAGGTTTGGGAAATCGCTGGATGACCAATTACAGGCAATCTTTATTGATATAGAATCTGATTCGCTTAAGAGCGCCGCGATACAGGAAGAAGGATATTCGCTGTCTAGAATTCTTCTACGAGAGCAAGAAGATGACCCCGAAGCTCCTCCTATTGATATAGATAAATTTGCGAGTGAGACAGCTCGGCTTGTTAAGAACTTCGACGCCTTTTTTGATATTGAAGAGCTGCTCCAGGCGAAAGCTAGAAGCTTTTTGTTAGACAAGTATGGCGAGGAAATTGCTGATGAGTTTACTGACTTGCTAAAAGTGCGTCATGGTATCGAAACAAACGAAGAGGAGCGCGCTAAAAGAGAAGACCTCTCAACAGAAATACCAATTGCCGTTGGCGCTACTGCCGGTGGAGGTGGTGGTGGAGCTGTATGAGTGATTTTATTCGCAAGAAATCGGTCCACTTTAACTTGCTTACCGAAACCCACGCAGAGTTTCGTGTCTTGGCTTTTCGTAAAAAGCTCTCGATGCAAGAAATTGTTGAGGGTCTTATTTCACGTTTAGCAAATGGTAATCCAACGTTAGTGAGGATTGTTGATAAGATTGCTGAAGAAAAATATGACTCTGAATTGAGAAAGGTTGTGGGAACAGACGCAGACAGCTTATTCGATGCGATTGAGAAACATGACCAATTACGGGGAGACGAATAATGGGGTGGTTTTTTAGGTCACGGAAAAAAGAACGAGAGCGAGTAAGGGTTTTAGAGCAAAAAGTCTATGAGCTAGAAAAAACTCTTACTCTGGTGAAAATGACACTGCATAATTTACAAAGTGCGCTACTAGCCATGTCGCGGACACAAGACAGCATAGGAAGAGATATTTCGAATATTGGCGAAGTTGTTGAAAATATTGTGGGGGTTTTTGAAGTTGATACTACATCCTCATTTCCTCTACAAACGACGCCCAGTAATGATGATGATTTACCAAATTAGGGGGAGTTTAAGATGAGTAAAGAAGAGTTACCCGCTGAGGTTTCGGTGTTGGTAGAGCGAGTTGGAATTTTAGACAGGGTTACTTCTAAAATAATATCACGTAAATTTTTGGTTTTCGTAACAGCGACAGCTTTGCTAGCGTGGTCTGATTTGGAGAGTGACACTTGGGGAATGATCGCAATGATCTATATCGGCAGCCAAGCAGTAATTGATGCGGCTCTAGCGTGGAAGCACGGTCCTAACAGATAGGTGGCATGATGGTTTGGGCAAAAATAAAAAATGCAGTTTGCGGTTGGTGCAAAAAGTATTGGCAGATTTTGGTGGGCTTTTTTGGAGCTTTATTTGCTGTTTTTGCTATATCTGGTGGTAATAAAGAAGCTAGAAAGATTTTAGATGCAAAAAATGATCTACTACGAAAAGAAGAAGAAGCGATCGCTGAGGCGCGAGATGCAGAAACCGAAGCAATTAAAAATAATATAGAAAAATATTTCGATGTTGAAGATGAAGCGAGGGAAGCTCTTCAAAAGTGGGTAGACGATTTAGATGAGCAAAAACGTAATCGAGTATTGGAGTTGCTTGAATCAGATACCCCAGAAGAAGAAATCGCCGCGGGTCTGCGTCGGTTTTTAGAATAGGAAGTTTGTTATAACACACCATATTTAAGTGTAGGTTTTTCGGAGAAACAAGATGGCAAAGCGAACGTTAGCTGAATTATACGGGTATTCAACCCCCAAGCGTAGGGCGAAAAAGCTCTCTTCTCGTAAATTACGGTCAGTTATTTTGCAAGAAATTCGGGGCATTCTAAATGAAGCAGGGGAGTCTGACGGTCCGGTCAACGTTGAGGGTGTTCCTGAGGCCTATCAAAAACCTGCGGGTACTGCGATGAAGGGCGGAGATAATATCAAGGGAGTCGATGCGACAGAAATAGTCGCACAGCTCGCTAGCGGTGATGTAAAAATGCCCATCTTTGCCGCCATTGGAGAGTATCATAATCCACAATTTACCCCAGGGATTCCAAAGGCCGACACACCAGAAGGCGCTGCTGCGATTGCAAATTGGGTGAAGACGAAAGGCCCTGACTTTTTACAACAGAACATTATCAATATTCAAGGCAAGCTTCCCTCTAGTGGCAAGCCAAAATCCGATATGCCTGCCCTCGAGCCTATGGATGTTGTCCACGTTAAGGATGCACTAAGCCCCGGCGGACAGATCAATATCGATATGGACGACCCTTCTGCTGATGATACAGCAGATGTTGAAAAATGGCATAAGGAACATGGCGATGAAGCAGAGTTAGGCGGAGCTAAAAAAGAATCAAAATATTCGTTAGCGGCGAGTTTGTTAGAAGACAAATTTCCCCAAGGTCATAAGGGCGGTATGCCAGGCGCGCCTGTGAAAGGTGAAAAAGATGCTGTCGACCTCAACGCGATCAAAGATTTGGCTCTTAGCTTTTTGACAAAAGGGCTTCAGTCATATGACGACGACGGTGGGGATGATATGATCGCAGTGCAGGAGAATGAACCGATTAAGGTGGCCGCAATGATCCCGACACAATCAAACGTTCTTCTTGGAAAATCACTCGCATTTGCAATCGGTGGCGGGTTCGGTGGTCAGGAACTCGGAGCTTATATTACTGGCGGCAATGAGATTTTAGATGGTCACCACCGCTGGGCAGGAACAATGATTGTAGATCCGGGAGCTGAGATCAAGGGTCACAAGGTTATGGCTCCAGCTGCACAAATTCTCCCTGTTTTAACAACTTTGGGGAATGCATTAGGACGTCAACAGAAGGGGATGGAGCACAATGAATCTTTGAGCCCATCTGATAATGTACTTCTAGAGCGCTGGCGCAAGTTAGCAGGTTTACTGTAGACTTAATCACTCTACTATTTCGGTATGAGAGTTTTTACAAATTTGCTTTGCGCATATATCTGCGCATGGCTTATCATATTCCCAACAATCGCATACGCTGACGATCCCCTTCCAATAAAAGCGGGCGATCCCGCTCCTCATGATGGAGTATTGTTTACCACCGAGGACGCCGCACGGCTTTTAGCGAATCTTGAGGTACAAGAAGCGACCTGTCAAGCGCAGATAGAATATGAGGTGGCAACAGCAGTGAATCAAACGCAGCTATTATTAGATAATTGCCAGTCAGCGCTGGATATTAGAACACAATTATATGATGAAAGATTAGCTTTCCATACTGATTATAGTGAATATTTAGAGAATAGATTGACAAAGCCAAAAATATCACCAGAGGTTACTTTACTCATTGGAATATTAACTGGTGTGGGTTTGACAATCGGCGCTGGTGTTGCAATGAACCAAGCAGCAATATCTCCGTGAAAACCGCTATTCTTGGTGATACTTATTGGTGAGGTAGGCCATGAAACGAAATTTCGAAAATTTTAGAACACAAGCCAGAAAACTTTTGTTTGAAGACACATATAGCCTTTACAGCGATCAAGATAATCAGAGGGCAGGCACTCAGTTTGAAGAACCAGAGACCGCAGATCCCTATGAGCCTCCGATCACTGTTAACCCCCAGATGGCCACACAGCTATCAGTGGATGAACCCCCAGTTGACGACCCCGAATATAAGCCTGTAAGCAGTAAGGAGCTAGCAAAAGCAGTCGCAGTGTTGGCTCAGCGTTTACCTGACGAAGTAGCGGAGCTGACGTATGACAAATTTGAGAAATATGTTGTTGATAATGAAAGCGCTGGTGTTGAGGTCGTGGGTGAAGAAGAAGCCATGGCGGAAGAAGCTGAAGAGGATTCTGAGGTTAATGAGGTACGTAAGCTTGTCCAAACCGCGCTTTGGCGCCATCTAATCGCAGAGGGGGACTGGTCTCAATTTCGACTGGGAAGGCATGATCATGATGATGATGATCTCGGAGAGGAAGGGTCGTATTCAGAGGTAGAACCCACCGAAGATGACTTAGACACAATTGAGTCTGGTGGTGGTATGTCATTCGAGGATCTTGCTCAAGAAATTCCAGGCGTTTCCGGGGCTTCTGGAGCGAAACAAACCGTTAATAGAATCTTAAAAAAGATGGAGACATTGGCAAAACACTTTCCTGGAGATGTGGATGAAATTCGTCCTATAGCACGAAAAGCTTTTGTAGAAGGTAGCTTAGATCTTGGTCTTTTTGAACAAGAAGACGTTAGTGAAGTTGGTATTGATAATCCTATGTGGGATAAACTTGATGCGTTTCGGGCGTTTATGGATGCTGGGTTTATTTTACCAGCGCATCAATCGCTACTAAGAGATATGGGAAAAGAGATTCGAAAAGAGATTTCAGCTTCTGGGCTGGATCCGCTTGTCCATGAAATGGTCTTCAACCAGGCTGTCGGGAATTCCCCAGTGTCACCTCGTAAGATTGGATTGAAGCTGCAACGAAAAAATCCTGATATGTCCATGGAGGAGAGAGATGCAGAAGTGAAAAAAGCTTCAGGACTGGTGAGGAAGCTTACCACACAGCAGGAAAATTTGGGGGTTCTCTCTCCTGGACTGGCTGAAAGAGCGATAAGCGCATGGGATGGAAAATCAAATTCTCGTCAATTAAAGATTTTGTCTGATGCGTGGGCAGACGCAGCAGATTTTCGAGCTGAAGATTCATGATCTTGGATGGGCATTTTTATGAAATTGGATAAATTAATGAGAGAATATTTGGGTGAATCTGTTCCGCAAAGGAACCCGCTCAAAGATATTATGCCCCCCGATCTAGTGTGCGAAACAACAAGCCTTCCAGTGCAGGCAACTGAGGTTTCATGGGTTGTTGAAGAGGGGCCAGAAAGGCTTGTCCGGACATTTCATTTTCCAGATTTATCGACCAGAAATTGGTTCGTTTCAGAGATTATGGAAAAAGAAAAAGAAACAGACCATTATGGGAAGATATTGGTTGAGGGAAATGATGTTAAAATCGAGGTTCAAACTCACGATTTAAATCGAGTTACCGAGTTAGACCAGGAATACGCAGAGTATTGTGATGATGTCTTTGGAGACGTTGGGTTTATGAAGGAGCTGTTTTAATGGCTGACATGAAAGTAACAATGGATTATGAAGAACTTGTAGATACTGACCATATTATCCTTTCGGAAGAGTTAAAAGATGCTCTTTTTACCGACAAAGACCTGGGTAATATAGAAGCTGCAGATCACAGTAGATTAACAATTACTGTCGGTGATGATGGAACAACGGCGGTAGTAAATGGTGCGTTGCAATCAATCGTGTCAGGTGCATATTTAACGATAGGATTTATTACGAGGAGTGATTGCAAAGAAATGTTAGGGGCTTTACAATCATGCGCGGTGAGCGATTCAAAGATCACGATCCGCGTAACGGGTGATTACAGCCTACAGGCATCTAGTGAGTGCTTTAAAAAATGGGATCTGACCATTCAAGAAGATAGATCGGCGTTATTAACTTTTACCATGGGAACTGAAAATGTCATATTTTGATAAGTTTATTAAAGATCTAGAAGATCGTCGTCAACGAAAGAAAGACTCAAAGACGATACTTGAGCAAGAGCAGCAGTACCAAGAGAAAAGAAGGGAGCGAATTCGTCGTTTTCAAGAGCGTTGGCAGAATACTGTTGTGTGGAAGCCGGTAAATAAAAAATGAAGCGTTTTGATCCCGAGGCCGTTGGTGCAAAAATAGCAAAGCTATTGCTATTAGAGCAGGTCGCTGCGAGCGAAGAAGAAAAGCTGCAAGATAAATTATCAAAACAAATTGATAAATTAAAGTTACGCGCTCCTGAAGGCTCTGATGAAGAAAAAATAACAGATGAGCAGGAAGATGAAGAAGAAGAGGGGGAAGAAAAAGAAGCTAAGCCCGACGCTGAAGATGTAGATATGGACCCAAAGCCTGTTCCTGAAGAGGGCGAAGAAGGAGGCGAAGACTCAGAGGGTGGTCAGGGCGAAAAATTTAAAGTAACCGCTCCAGCGTATATCCCTACGCAGCTCAGCATTGGTGACATTGAGCGCCAGCTAAACAACCTCAGGGCCGGCAAGAGCCTTAAAGATAAGGTAATCGCAAAAGAGCTTGAAACATATTTTGGAGAGCTTGGACAGGGTGAGCAACAAGCTCTCTTCACCTATCTCGCTTCATTGGCAGCGATAATGACGGGTGGTACATCTGGCGCAGCAGCCCCTCGTCCAGAGAATTTGGATGTTGATATTGATATTGAACCTAAGGCCGGCTCAGATGTTGCAAGAACAACGCAGTCTCGTCAACGTACATCATCGAGAAAGAAAGCTGCAACGCCTTCTGGAATTCCAGTTGACAGAGCAGCGCCGATAGTCGTTGGAGAGAGAGCGAATAAGCAGCTTGAACTAATGAGCGTTTTTGAGAATGCATCGTACGGCGATGATCACCGCTGTGTTGGGGGTCGTGTTGTTCCGTTCGGTTCCTCACGCTGCGTGCAAGATCTAGATATTAGAATTGAAGACCTCGTTCAACAGCGAGATGATTTGACAAGAGGGACTGCTGATAGAGCAAGCTTAAACGGAACGCTAAAGTTTATGCGCCAAAAAAGAAGAAAGGCAAATAAGTTTGCTGAGCAACAAAAACAAGAAAAACTCCAAGGCAGGCTTGACACAGCAGACGAGCTATAGAGATGTTGTTCCACGTCAATCCTTTCTTGTGGTCTGTTGACGACTTAAGCCTCGACGATATACTTGAGATAGCAGATGTACTGACTCATCAGACGCCCGCAGTCCGACCAATTTTTGAGTGCGTGAAGGTGTATGCTAAGCTGGATGAGAATGCCAAAGTGAGGTATGCTCGACACAAGTCAGACTTTCGTGGAGTTTACAAGCAGGACATCATTGATCGAATGAAAGGCTCCGCCGTTTCAGACGCAGTGGCTGAAGCGCTTCAAGAAATTGAAGATAACATTATAGATGTATGGCCCTTTCGTCCCGGGTCTGCGACGTGGTGCTTGTTTGAAATACTTGACCCTGCAATATGTATCGCTGGTTGGGAAAATTCCCAGAGGGTAATCGTAAGAGAAGCAGTTCGGATCGATATTAAGGGTAATAAGACTTCTAGTCCATTGATAGATCGCATGTTCGCAAGAATGAGAGAAGACATCAAGCGAAGTGACAGTTCACAGTTTATTTTTGATCCTGTTTTGCATCTTCGAAACATTAGTGGTACTGGAGTATATACTGACTTAAGGGCTGATGTTGCTGCAATTTCAGCAGCTGAAGGCGGGACACGATTATCAGTGCGTGAATTAAGCGAGCAATCGCAGAATTTCCTTGTGGCTAGTTTAAGGAAGTTTGCTGATCGTCTGTTTCTCGCGAATTCTACAAGTTTACTATATGAATCTTTAGAAGAATCAGAAGCTTTGCTTGACCATTTTCCCGGGATAAATGTGAAAATAGACGGCCTAGCATTTCGATTAAGCGGTTCTTTTCTGAGCAGAAAGGAAGAAATAGTCCTGGAGGGAGAGGCTCAAAAGAGTACACTCCCTCTTCCCCTTCCGTGGCGGTCGTAATGACACATAGCGAGATCCTTGAAGAAGCCATTGGTCTCGGGAGCGTTTGCGAGATAAACGAGTGGATGGAATTGAAAAAACTTTTACTAGTCAGTCTTCCCTCTGATGCTAGGAGAAATTTCTCCACTAGAGACCCAAAAACAAAAAGACAGCACCTAAATGATTTTGAGCATTGGTTGATTGATAATTACTTCCGTGCACTTGGCACAAAGCTTGGAGTTGAAGATGAATAGAGCGCAGCGAGCCAATGAGCAGTTTATCAGGCAACAAATTAGGAAAATTCTTGCAGAGTCTTCTCAAGAGCTATTGCTTGAGAATGAGTTCGGAGACTTTGCATCACCTGATGAAGTCTATAAAACTTTCATTGGTCCATTTGTTAACGTGATGAAGGTTGCCAAAACAGCTTTCAAGGATGTGTCATCCGCCACTCTTATTTCTCTGTCTCATGCATTTTCTTTCAGTGAAAAAAATCGTGAGAAGCTCCGGGCAAAGTATAAAATAGATCGTGACAAATACCGGCAAGAATATGCTGAAACGATGAAAGAGATTGATGAAACGTTGGCATCTAGCGATGCAAAGTTGATGGCTTTTATGTTCAACCCTGGTGCATTTTTGGGTGCTCAAATGCTATCTCAAGCCAATGACCTGAATGAGCCGGTTTATGACTATATAAAGATGAGGATGGATTGGATCAGTCCAGAGCTAGACGCAGTTTTTCGAGATGTTGACACCAAGAGGGGCGCAGAGGCAGGACCCGCTCGTGGCCTGTTGGGAGACCTCAAGGTGCTATTTTTTGGCGAGGGATATCAATCGGTCACGCCCTTGTTAGAAGCAGAAGAAGAAGGAAAGAAGGAAAAGAAGGAAGAAGAGGAAGAGCCTCCAGCTGAATTATCTGAAGAAGAAGTGATAGAAAGAATTACTAAAGCTCTTAAGGCTTCGGCTTGGGGTAAGCAATTGCGGAAGGATGCTGAGAATATCGTAAAGATGAAGATGGCTGAAATCGAGGAAGTAAAAGGGATGGTTCAGGATCAAATGGCTGCCCTTTCGGAATTAACATCTGCAAAAAGTCTGGAAGAAATAGCACCGGTCGCTCAAAAACTAAAAACAATGGATGTAGATCTCACCTCCCAACTTCAGGAAGTCGAGAAGGTTGTCACAAAGAAGAAAGAAGAGTTAGCTGGCCCTGACGGAAAGACAATGATGGATGATCTTCGAAAGTTACCTGATGGGAAGAGTCTTCCGAAAGATGCTGGACCGGAGGATTTTGCACCGCTTCTAGAGAAGGGTATACTTGCAAGTATGTTTCAGGGAGCAACCGCGAAAGCTCGTCAAGAATTGCTTCAAGGTGTGATGGACTATGTCGCAGAAGACATGAAGCCAAGCGAAGTACAGGAATTCAAAGAAGCTGGTCCATTAGGCGAAAAATATTCTGATGTAATAATGAATTTCTCTAAAGAGCTTGCAAGCCTTTAGTTCTACTTTCCAGTTTTCATTTCGCGGTTTATGATTATAATGAAATCGTACATGTCTGGGAGATGATGTTATGAATGATGAGAGATGGATACCAGAAATTTGTTATGAAGAAGTTGAAGATGGACTGACATCTCATATTCCTTTTGTAGAAGTTCCAATTGGAGCTGAAATGCCGAAGGTTCTTTTCATTTTTGAATCTAGAAACACTGGTGAGACAGAGCCTGGTCTTGATGGCGAAGAAATGCCGATCGTGGAATTAGATTTGCATCAATATGCTGATATGAATATTTTACGTGATCAATTGAGTACAGCCTTATATGATGAAGTAAGGCAAGCTCTAGGGCTAGAGTCTCTTTCGACGGCGATGCCAGCTGGCACGAAAATTACTGAAAATATTAGAAGTAAGCTGGGTAGTGAAACTAGTGATTGATGTGTAAAATTTGCGGTTTTATGGTAAAATATAGCTATATCAAATAATACCGGAGGTTTTTGATGTCACACTCTTATCTTTCCCGTGAGGCAGCGATTGATGCTGTTAACAATATCATGGGATTTGCAGATGATATGACTCGAACATACGCAAAACATGGAATAGATCTCGGTGGTGATGTTGGTAGACAAAATATCCTTCTGTCTCCCGCTCAAGAGCATTTTTTTGCTGATGCTATCCGGCAAGCCGTAGGCTCATGTCGTAACGATGGTAGGACTGGTGAACCTGATATCGTCATTACTGCATTGGGTGATAAAGAGCTTGAGTGTAAGGTTGTCTGCCAAGGAAAGTCCGGCGCATGGTCCCTCCAGGCAGATCGTACGTCACTGTCTGACGGTAGAACGTTAGATTTTCTATATCTTATGTTCGATCGCTCATATGAGAATGTAGGCGTTTTCCTTTTTAGTGATTTAGGATATGATGATTTTAAGGTGGCTAGCCCTGGCTCAAGAGGGAAATCCCGAATGCATAAATCATCGGCATTTCAAAAGTGCATTCCGTTGATTGGCGGTTTTTCTGATAGGAGCAAAAAATTCATCGCGCAATATACTAAGGCGCTAGAGGAAGCCGTTACACCAGCGCAACGTTCTCATGCTAAGCAAAAATTAGAGCTGTGGAAAACAAAGGGTCCGCAAATAGCAATTTCACTGGAGCCTATTGATGACATTAGAAAATGAATCAGATTTTTCGGTTGGTCAAGTTGTTTATTTTATAGCAAACAAAACAGAGACAGTTATTCCAGCTTTGATTGCTGAAAAGATTGTTCGAACACGCATCGATGGTGAACAGGTTGGGTATATTTTAAGCGTTAGAACCAAGCAGGGCATTGAGCGTGCAGAGATTGACCCATCTAAAACTAAGCTTTTTTCCACAACTGTAGATGTTCGAGAGCACATGCTGACCTTGGCGACAGCAGCCATAGATCGATTGATCCTGACAGCTGAGAAAGCTGCTGAGGAATTCGGTCCGGCGCAAGAGGCAATCCCAATGAGCGAGACAGCAGGAGAGGAAGCTCAAGTTGTTTTAGAAGATGGCAAGATCGCAAGAATTAGGATGCCTTGATATGAAACACTTGATTTTAGATGCGAACAACTTGATCTTTCGAGCGCGTCATTCTTGCTATCAGCGTAATTACGAGAATGTTATTGTCCATACATTCTTTCGGAGTCTGAAACCGATCGTTGAAAAGTTTTCACCTGATTACGTGTATTTTGTGCTTGATGGAAGACCGAAAAAAAGGTTAGAGGTTCTTCCCGAGTATAAGGCAAACCGCACTTACCATGATAAAGATGGCTTTAGTCATCAAAGAAAAGAAATTATAAGAATTGTTAGGGAGAAATTTCCATTTGTGACTTTACGACATCCTGAAGCAGAGGCTGATGATGTAATAGCGCATTTGGCGCTTGAGTCTATTCCTGACGATCATGAAAAGATTATTGTTTCAAGCGATACAGATTTCATTCAATTGTGCCAAGATGCTCCGCTGACGCAGCTTTACAATCCCATCTCAAAAAGCTTTCGCCCGGCGCCCGCTTACCCCTACGCTATTTGGAAAGCGTTTCGAGGTGATGGGTCTGATAATATTCCCGGTATTAGGGGGATTGGGAACAAGCGCGCAGCTACTCTGGCTAGCGATCTTAATGCCAGATCGTTGTTTTTCGAAAGCAGTCCAGAGCATGAAGAGGTTTTTTTGCGAAACGTAGGGTTGATATCGCTGACTGCGCTTGAGGATATATCAACGCTACAAATTTCTTATAGCGAACAAGAATTTTCTAGTGTGCTGGAAACCTTTACTACACTTGGATTCAAGAGTATGATTAGTCAAAATGCATGGCAAAAATATTCTAAGCCATTTGAGGACTTGAAAGATGGAACAAGGTACATTACCTCCTGAGATTTTGGTAGAAATGCGCGCAAAAGGATTGATATCTGAGACTGAGATTGTCTATAAAGAGGGTGATCTTTATGTCGCAAAGGATGTTGTGACAAATTCAAAAAGAATTATTGAGTATGGAGGCCCAGTCCGTGAGGGCCGCGGCGGTAAGAGGCTGCTCAAAGGATGATTGATGAGTCTCCAAAATTAATCAGCTTTTCCGATGACGCCCGCGAAAAAGTAAAAGTGGGAGTTGATACCCTCAACTCTGCTGTCGAGGTTACAATGGGCCCAAGCGGAAAAAACGTCCTAATTGAAAGAGACGGTATGTCTCCTATTTTAACAAAGGATGGGGTCACCGTAGCAAGAGCAGTTCATCTTCGCGATCGATTTGCCAATATGGGTGTACATCTTGTACGAGAAGCAGCTCAAAGAACTGCTGAAGAGGCAGGAGATGGCACTACAACAGCCACTATTTTGGCATCTGCAATCTTCCACGAAGGGCTAAAGGCCCTTAATGCTGGTCATGAATTAAACGATATTAGAAGCGGTATCAGGTCTGCGACGTTAACGCTTATCGAGAAGCTCCAAAGCAAGTCAAGTCCCGTAAAGTCTGATAAAGATCTGTTAAGAGTCGCAAATATATCTGTTAATGGAGAAGAGGACCTTGCTGAATTGATCGTAGACGCGTTGAAAGCTGTCGGTGAAACAGGTAGCGTGACAGTCGATGAAGCAAAAGGCTTTGAGTCGTCTTTGGAGGTTGTTGATGGGTGTGAAATTGATCGTGGTTATGTGTCACCATACTTTATAAACCGACCAGCGAGAATGTGTTGTGAACTTGAGAATCCTGCAATTTTAATTACAACACAAAAAGTCCACCTGTTGAGTCATATTATGCATTTTTTAGAAGAATCGGCTTCAACAGGTAGACCGCTTGTATTAATATCACCAGAAGTAACTGGCGAAGCGCTTCAAGCATTAATTCTAAATCATTCAAAAAACTTAATCAAGACATGCGTTCTTGCTGCTCCTGAATTTGGAGATGCAAGGATAGAGGCATTGAGAGATTTAGCGGTTTTATTTGGCTGCGAGATGTTAACAGACGAACCATCGACTTGGACGAACTATGGTTTAGGGGACATGGGTCGGTGTGATAGGTTGTTGGCGTATAGGTTTCGAAGCATTTTTATCGGAGCAGCAGGTGATGAGACAACTCGCTCTGAAAGAATTGACGATATTGTGGCTGCAAAAGAAAGCCAGCAAGAAAGCAATGAAATATACGCAGTTCTCGATCGTCGAATTCGGAGGATGAGTAGCGGTATCGGAATTTTACGAGTTGGCGGCGCGACAGAAGCAGAAATTCGTGAACGTAAAGACAGGGTTGACGATGCCATTTACGCGACTAGAGCAGCGATAGAGGAAGGAATTATCCCAGGTGGTGGAGCAGTTTTAGCAAGGATTGCTTCAGATATTTTAGAGCCTGAATCGGGGATAGGCGAGAAAATTTTATACAAGTCTGCAACGGCGCCGCTTAAACAAATTGCGAAGAATTGTGGTGCTGTGCCTGAGGTAATTTTAGAGAAAATGCTTGAAAAACCCTCATCTTTTGGCTACAATGGTATATCTAATGAGGTGTGTAACCTTATGAAGGTAGGAATTGTGGATCCTGTGAAGGTTACTCGTTTGGCTCTTACAAATGCGTCCAGTGTTGCGATTAACCTGTTATCAATTGGTTGTGCAATGGTAAACGAAGAGGATAACAACGATTGATGGCTCAAAGAAGACAAACACGTCAGCCCTTTAGGAAAGTAGATATGCAAAATATCCAATATATGTCCGACTCTAAAGTCGAAATGTTACTGGAGCGATACAGACAAAAGAGGCGGTATAGTCCTCCTGAATTTTATAAGAGCTATGAAGAAGAAATATGTTATTTATTTCGAGAAGCGGAGTGTCGAAAAAATAGGAAAATTGCTCATCAAAATTATTTGAGAAAAAAGACAAGATATCGTGCAAAGTAACGTACATATGGTGTATAATATTAATGATGGATGGGGAAATACCTCTATCTGTGACTAACCTAATTTACTCGGGGCTATAAAACATATGATGCTAGACCATTACTTTAAGGATGTGGGAAGCCATGATCTTCTCACGAGAGAAGAAGAAGTAGAGCTTGCAAAAGCAATTGAACTGGGTGACCAGTCTGCTAGAGAAAAGATGATTCAGTCGAATCTTCGTCTTGCGATCTCTATTGCAAAGAAATTCCGTGACCGCGGATGTTCGTTTGAAGACTTGATTCAAGAATCGAATATTGGCTTGATTAGAGCGGTCGATCGTTTTGACTGGCGTAGGGGTTTCAAGTTCAGTACATATGCTGTGTGGTGGATTCGTCAAGCCGTGCAATCTCACGTTGCTGGCCAGTCTGGCGCAATTAAGATGCCAACTTCTGCTCGAGCGCTAATGTACAGAGCGTACAAATTCACGGAAGAATATACCGAAGAGTTTAAATGCGAGCCCTCTCCTGAAGAAGTCGCCGCGGCAGTTGGTGTTCCGGTTCAGACTCTAAAGGCAATCAGAAAGTCAGGAGCACCTCAACTATCACTGGACGCCCCGGTAGGGAAAAACGATTCGGGGAGTCGAACATTCGCTGAGCTTGTTGGAGGCACGGACGATCGTGATCCGGGCGATAGTCTGGATCGTATTGTTCTTCGGGGTGCTCTAGTTGGCGCTCTTAAGAAGCTATCTTCTCGAGAAGAAAAGATTATTCGTCTTCGATTTGGGTTGTCTGAAGATGACCATGATTCTGAGAATTTTCCAATTTCAAAAGCTGATTTTTTGAAGCTACAAGGGAGTAAGTAATGAGTATGCCAAAGGGATTCAAAGCCACACACGGCTACGCAACAGTAACTGAGCGGGGTGGCAAGGGCTATCGTGAAATTGCTGAAATTATGACAGAGCATGGCGATTCCATGAAGCACTCTGCTGCTAGAAACTATTTCTTAAGCGGAATGCGAAAGGTTGCGTCTGTCGTATGCGAGCTTTACGAAATGCCAAATGACGAGATTGAGCGGATCGCTCTTGATCCAAGGTTCCAGGAAAGCGTAGCAGACATTATGTCAGAGGGAATTGATTTGTGAGCCTGCGTTTATTCATAGAGCAATTTCAGTCCTTGAGAGAAAGGACTGAATTGCTTGAAGCGCTTGAGTGGGATGAAGAGCTATTAAACGAATTTTTAAATGAGCTAAGAGCAATGTTGTCCGCAGCCCCACCAGATCTAGGGAAAGCTTTGTTTTGGCTTAAGAACACTGGGTGGGAATGCTTCGATGGGAATCTAATGCCCGAAAACGTTTTTCGTACTGTTGAAATACTTATTTGTAATGCAAGAGATAGAATGCTAGCTGAAGAAGCTGCCAGAAAACGATATTATAGTTCAGGTAATGATGATGACAAATGGAATTAGAAAACGCTCATTTGAAAGCTGGATCCACCGCCGACAGATAAATTTAGGCGAATGGTTAAAAAACAAACAGATTACTAGCTTGAGCCATCTCAAAAAGTGGTGCAATGAGAATAATCTGGTTCCCCCCAAGACCTCAGACGTATCTTCATTGTTTATAGACACCTCTATAGCAGAAAAAGAACACACCGCTCCCGACAAGCCTGTACCCTCGTTGTCTTCTGAAGAAGTAAAGTCAAAACAAGCAGAGAAGACTTCTTCTAAGAAAGAAGCGTGGCATACTCCTGCCGCCGAGCGCCCACGTCGAGCGAAGAAAAAGAGAGTAACCAATGATTCCAAAAAGCGTTAGAGGACGTATATTTGTTGTATTGACGTTTTTAAATTTTGGAATTGCTGCATTTTTTGCTGCGCTAGGAGAAGCGCAACAAACGCTGTTCAGCGGTGTTACTGCAACTTTGTGCTTTTTTGTTTGGTGGGCTGAAATTATTAGGCAAGATAGGGACTAACGATGTATAAAAGTATTGTTACATGGCCGAATAAGACGTTGTCTAAAGTGTGTTCACCAATTACAACGGGAGAAGATTCATATCAATTCCTTGATGATCTAAAAGACACATTTCGAGTGCTCCAGGGATACGGTCTTGCAGCGCCCCAAATTGGATATTCGGTAAGCGCATTTGTTATAAACCCACAATTGCTTGAAATAGAGGACCATGAAGAAGAAGTTTTGGAAGTGATTAATCCCTCCATATCATGTAGCGGTGAGATTGTTCGCGTTGAAGAATCGTGTTTCTCTATTCCAGAAATTTCTGCTTACGTTCCTCGTTATGAAAAATGTGTATTAACTTTTTGTGATCGTGAGGGAAACCCTAGAGAATTAAATTTGTTTGGGTTCCCAGCAGCATGTGTTCAGCATGAATTTGATCACCTGACAGGCCAGGTTTTTTTAAATCGACTTTCTAGATTAAAGCGATCAATGCTCATTAAGAAGGTAAAGAAGACTAGAAAGCGTGATAGGGAGCTCGCGGCGCTGGTGAAAGCGCAGTTTGAGCAAGACAGCGAGCTTTATAACGGCAAATCAAGCAAGTCCTCACCGCAAAAAACAGGACGTAGTCGTAAGAAAAAAATACGCAAGAAGCGAAATAAACGAAAGTAATTCCGAGTGTGTGAGTACACCAGCGGGCTTGTTTTTATATTTACTTGATGTAACAAAAAAGGTGTTGGGAGAAAAAATGCCAAGCATTAAACTACGAAAAGGTCAATCAGTTATTCGTTCTGTTAAGGGAGCCCGCGGTTTCTGTTATCCCGCTAGTTCTGTCGATGGTAAGCTTATTGTCGAAAAAAATTGCACTGCCGAAAAAATGATGTGGAAGGATCACCTTGGTCTGAATGCATATGCTGTCACCACATCAGCTTTCAGGATGGAAGATCGCTATCCAGGTCACGCTTCGAAGATGGTTGTCTGGAAGTGAAAAGCTGCTGAGTTTTTGGTATAATATATCAAAAGGATTTTAAGTGGCAAAGAAAGTAAAAAGGCGCTCTAGAACCAGAAAAGGTGTTTCGAAAAGCTGGGGTCGTACAGCTGATGCACAGATAAATTACACACCAATGAAGTTAGCGATTCCTTCTGGAAAGTGTCCGATTGTTTTAGCTGATACAAGCTACGAAGCAGTTCGGGAGTGGGTCATTGCGATAACGTCAAGTAAGCCTGAACCTCACACATACCAGCTTAGCGTTTACAGGTACTGGGTCAGGGATTTCTATGATATTTTCTCTGAAGAGTATAAGACAGTTGTCTCTGAATTAGAGAAAATAGTAACTCGTGATATAAAGACTGTCGATGATTTGGGAGGGCAATAAAATGCCGAGTGTATTATCGAGCTAAGGAATTGGCTGTGGCGAATGGACGATCTTATCATTTGGCTGCAATTCTTCGCCGGAACGGTAGGGTCGTTCGCATTGGGGAGAACACCGACAAGACACATCCTCGTTTTAAGAGGCAATACGCTGACGGAACTTGGGCTTCTCACATGCATGCGGAAATGAACGTTCTTCGTTTTGCCGAGCCTGGTGACGAGCTGGAAGTGATGCGCTTTAAGAAGTGTGACCACGGTCGGACAATGGCAAAGCCTTGTCAGCTCTGTGTTTCTGAGATTCAAAAAGCTGGTATTAAAAAGGTGAAGTTTACCAATTGGGACGGTGAGTGGGAGGAACTTGAGTTGTGATAAAAAAAGGTTCATTAGTTTCTCGAAAGCCCGATGGTTATTGCGCACATCTTCGTGGAGATATTTTTAAAAATGATTATCCGCCCGCTGGAGAAGTGTGTATTGTGGTTTCGACGCCCAAAGAGAAAGACCTTTCATATCAGTTGCGACGAGTCAGCGAAGATTATATTGCTCTGAAAAAAGCTATTGATGTTATTTATTGTGGAGCACTTTTTGAATTGTGTGACATGGCACTCTTTGAAGAAGTTAAGCCTCCCCGTAGCGATGGAGCGGCTATAGAGTGAAGGGTCGTGTTTTGGAAATTCTAGACGTATTAAGTCAGCTACCGCTACCCAGCCTTTATCCCCCTCCAGGAGCTCGTGTTTTATGTATAAAAGAAGACCCTGGTTTAGATGTTGGAGAACCGTGGTACGAAGTGCTGTATGAAAACAAAGTTTATAAAGTTGACAAATATATGGTCGCAGAATGCAAGCACCGAAAATAGAAGTAGGGGACTTAGTTCTTCTTAAAAATGGACTAACTGCGATGATTTTAGAAGAGCACCTGGGCCCGCCTGCTCTTGGGGTATTTTATACTATTCTTGTAGATTCGCAAAAGAAAGAGATACCAGGCTTTGAAATAAAGCGGGTTGTTGTTCAAAATGAGGAAAAATGAAGATTATCTACGCTGCAGCCATGTTCACTCTTCTCCACACGCTTGTATGGTTTGCGGCAAATACACAGTTTATTTCACCTGAGTGGAAAGAAAAATCTCTTCAGATAGCGATTTTAACAGCGGTTCCCGCATCGCTATGTGCTTATTACGGGGCGCGGTTTGCGTATACTGCGCTAAATGATAGCGTTTGGGCATCCAGGTTCTTGGCTTTTGGGATTTCATATCTTGTGTTCCCCATCTTGACATACGCCCTTTTGGGGGAATCGATGCTTACTATGAAAACGATGCTTTGTGTTGGACTTTCTTTTACTATAATCTTTATTCAAGTTTTTTTGTAATAAGCTAATTTGCTATGTTGCACGATATTTAGTAATATGGAACAAGCGTTTTCGAGAGAAGATTACGAAGATGTTTATGCGACTGCGAGGATGGCCCACATGGGTCAGAAGCGTCGCTCTGGAGCCCCGGGATTTTCTCACCCGAGCGCTGTACGTAATTTAGCAAGAAAATATTACCCTAATGATAAGCAAGCACAGTTTGTTGCCTTGTTACACGATACGCTGGAAGACGCTCCGAAGGAAGGCACTGTCGGCTCTGAGGAAGAAATGAAGTCCTGGATTAGGGGAGCGTTCGGTGATCCAAGCGCTGCCGAAAAAATTCTTGCGACTGTGGAGGCTCTGACGCACTCGGCGGGAGTACGCTACGACGTTTATATTTCCTCACTTTTGGGTGATGAACTGGCGCTTCGAGTTAAGCTTGTGGATATGCTTCATAATCTACGCACAAGCCCATCACCAAAGCAAGCACAGAAATACAAGAATGCGCTAGAGGTTTTAACTGATCTTGCTGGTGGAAAACCTACCGGAATAAGCCGTGAACACTGGGGCGCTCTGCAAACTGCCCTGACCGCGGTGACAGAAAGCAGAAAGAGGCAGATCGAAATTTCGTGCAAAATTCGATATGGTGTGGTATAATAATAATGTAAAAGGAGCTGGGATGCTTTGGAAGTTTACGAAGGGTCCACATAAGGGATCGACTGCTTTGGCGGTCGAAACATCGAAGCTAAAGACTGCTTCTCACTCTGAAGATAAAGACTTCGTTACTTTGTATGTTGATGGAAAGATGATCTCATTCCTGAGAGAAGCACTGGAACAAATTGCTGTTTATGTCGATGAGCAATAGATTATTTTTTGCTTCTTCCAAATAAGCGGCCTCTTTCTTTTTTCGTTCCACCACCACGTTGTTCCAGTTCCGTTTCGATCCATTTTTTACCAATCGGATTTTTAATAGGTCGATTGACAAATCCACCCACCGCTTTCTGTACTGCTTCGTCGACAGGGCCGTACACTGTGTTGTCAACAATCGAAATGTTTCCCTGTCCAAATAATCCTTGGAATGCGCCAAGGTTTGCTTGAACGTCTGTCCAGATTTCTTCAACTTTTTTCGGCGGCAGCTTTCTTGGTCGGTTCATATTTCTTTCTTGCGCAACCTCAAGCGTTGTGTTGACAAAAATCATGTAGGTATCATAGCCAAGTTTTTCCATGGCCTCTTTTTTCTTTTCAATTTTGGCTAGATCATCACCGGTTCCATCGATAATAACACCGAGCCGTGCCGTTGACTTTGTGTATTGCTGCGTAGCTGCTGTCTTGTATTGTTTTGCTTTCCCTCGAGGTGAGCTGGCAGGTACACCACGTTCATCGTCAAGTCCTAGCTCATAAGCTTTTTCGGGATCTTCTCTTGCAATTCTTGCAAGATCGCCTGGGTCGACACCTGCTTCTTCAAGATATTTTTCAAAAGCTGGATCAGAGTTAATAATTTTAAGTCCCATGGCCGTCGAAGCCGACAATTCATTTGCGAGGCTTCCGCCAAAGAGCACTTTTGCCGTAAAGCTTTTTCCGCTTCCTGGACCGCCAGCCATAAAGACAGCTTTAAGAATTCCAGGATCGTAGATACCTTCGCTTAATAATTCTCTGATCGCTTCTCGGAGCGTGATCAGTTCATGCTTTGAAAGCTCTTCTCTAATAATATACTGTAATTGCTGTTTAGAGACATTTAGCTTTTTCATTGCTATTCCATCGCACACATACGCTTTTCATAAATATGCGGTCCGGCCAGATAAAAATGCTTAAGCTTATAGTCCACCAAGTAATGTAATAGCAATCAACCCTGGAATTCCTTCTTTTACATAGATGCCAGAGAAAACAGTATTTGCTCGACCACCGACGTATGAGAATGCTGACTCAAGTCGTCTTCCGACTTCGGGGTCCGAAGCCATGTTATTGTCCACCACCAGCAGCAGTGCACCTGTTTCTGTGTTTCCGCTTGGTGTAGGACAAGGAGATGAACGCAAGCACCCCTGATAGACAAGAGAACCAAGGTCGTTCCTATTAACATCTCTAACAACTGTGCTTCCGATAACCATACGACCTGCTGTGCTCAAGCAGCGCTCCAAGTCCTTTGTATCAAATGTCTGGATTTCTGTATGCTCTGACGCAAGCTTAAAGACTTGCCACAAAAGCTTAGCAAAGTTTTTATTGGCTACTGGCATCATGTTGAGAAGACCAGTCCTACCACGGAGCAACTGTAATTGTCTCTCGTTGTCTATTACAATATGGGGGCTAGTGCCTACATCACTCATAAGTGATTGATAATTCGACTTGATAGTGGGGTTGAGAAGCTCTTGAGCTGTTGGTTTCGTTACGATATAGACAACACGACCTGCTGCTTCAATTGACTGTAGGTAGCGGCTTAATGAAGAATCTAATTCGTGGCACGCGCTACCGGTTCCTCCACCACCACCGGCGATAACGAATAACCAATCGACCTGTCCGATTCGTGTTCGAGCAGCATCTTCAACAAATGCGCTGTTTTCTGCTAACACTTTTTTTCCAAGTGTGATATCTTTTCCAACACCATCCGCTCCGGGAACAAGAACAAAATGTTGCGGATCAACTCCGCCCGGCTGGTCCTTTTCAGTTGTGTTAACAAGTATTGTCTTACTGAATCCGAGATCGAGAAATGCTTTTGCAATTTTCCCTCCCCCTCCGCCAACGCCTATGAATCCACAATTAATAGCTGAAACAGCTGTGTTGTCGGGGAGTAGTCTTTCGTCTGTGGCCGCGGGATCATCATCGTAGGCCATTACGAAATCAAAATCATCTCCCGCATCTGGGATGTTGATATGTGCATCGTCCGTAGGATTATCGCTTGTTTGCGCTTGCTCTTCGATAGCTTTGTCATTGTCGGGCATAATTTTTTTTAACCTCTCAGAAATAATAGTGTCTGGGTGTGGCTTTATTTTCTTGTTCTCTTCTATGTTGGTGGGTTGTTCTAGTCCAACGCGGTTCCAAGATGTAGAAGCCATACCTCGTTCCTAAAATTATAATCGTATCCATGATGATATAAATATGTTGTTTTAGTACAATTGTACAAAGAATGGTGGAGGCGGCGGGAGTCGAACCCGCGTCCAAAGCAGTTTAGGGATCAAGTCATTCACAGGTTTAGACAGTTTTTCTAAACTGACAAATCTTCCGCTGGTGAAACCCCCCTGCTCGCGGATACAAGGTTCGAGCATTATTTTATTTCAGTGATGCTACTTCACTTAGCCTAAATTGGATAGATGGTTTTAGGCAACCACCCGATTACGCAGCTAGGGCGTATTCGAAGTGATTGTTGTTATTGGCAACTATCTTTTTTGAAACCGCGATTTAGGTCTGCTGTTTCCTGAGACCACCTGCACTCTTATACTCCTTTGCTACCCTGTCGAAGCCATATCGCCCCCAGGATGAAAATTTTAACTATGTCTTTTATTATATTTAAGATTGAGGGAATTTCATGCCTATACGAAAAATAGTTGCATTTGATTTTGATGACACGCTGGCGGTTACTGAATCGCGAATCGGTGTTCAGCGCCCAGAGGCAGCTGGAACGTCCTCTCCCACGTTAGAAGACTGGTTGCTAGACCACAATATTCAATATATGGATGTAACGGGTACGGGTGGTAATGAGTTTTATTGGTTAGATTCTGCAAATTTTGCATTGTATGAAGAGCATGCTGAAGGATTTGAGGATGTGATTGATTACGTTGGGACATCTTCATTTGATGTGAGCAAAGCTCAAGTGATTACCCCAATGTTAAAAAAGCTGGTTGAAGCAGAATCAGATCCTGATACGCTAGCATTAATCATAACGGCGAGAGCAGGGAAGAAGCAGATGTACAGTCCGTCTCAGGGAACGTCAGTAAAGCCCTTAAACCGCTCCCAGATCCTTCAGTTCTTAAAAGATAATGGAATCAGCTTTGATGACAGCAGATTACATACAGTGGGTGACCAGGGCTCTAATAGCGCTGCACACAAGGTCAACGTATTGACTGGATATCTAAACAAGTATAAACCAGATGAGTTAATTTTTTATGATGATAACGAAAATAATGTAAGGGCAGTTGCTGCATTGTGTAAGCAATTTGCTCCGTCAGTGAAGATATCAGCTTTCCGCGTGGCAGCGGGGTGGATTTCTTCGGAATCTGGGTGCAATGAAACGGTTAATTTACGCTTGAAAAAGATACTTAGTCGTACAGGCCGCGCTCGTTAGACGTTGGCCGCCCTAATAGGACGTGCCGGAATGTCATTATTGCGAGAATATATCAAAGAAATTCTTAATGAAAGCATTGAGTTTCGGACGCTTGATTCTCCCCTTAAGTACAGTCGCGCTTCAGATATAAAAAGAATAGCACTTTGCGATACATCGGTAGAAGAACCCCACATGGGCCCTACTGGCAAGCCCAAAATAGATGCATACTTCAACCAAAGACAAGAGATGGAATATTATGGCGCTTCGGGTCGACGATTAAAGAAACCGAGAAAGGGCCAGCTGGTTCCCGGGGTTTCTGATGCTTGCGTTATTGGATTTTTAGACTACCACAAAGAAGGTGTTTCGTCAGGCGGAAATGATATGTGGTACATTGACTATATGAAGACTCGTGGTGATAAAGGTGGCCAAGGGACTGCCAGCATGCTGATTGATGAATTTTATAACACTGTTGCCAAACCTGGTGACAACGTTAGTTTTGGTAAGATGATGCGGAAAGAGATCGGTCACCTCAAAGATAAGATGGTAGACAAGTATCCAGAAGTTAGCACTAGAGGAGCAGTGAATTTCTAATGAAAATCACAAGACGACAGATTAGACAGATCATTGCTGAAGAGCTTGCGCTCGATCTTGAGGTTGGAGACATCATACTAACCGGTCGCTTCAAGAACAAGCGAACGGTGGTCAAGAAACTTGGTACCGATGACCTGGGCCAACCGACTGTGAATGGCATGAAAGTGTTAGCGTTCAGGATTGAAAAATTGATGCCGAAAGAGAAGTGGAGCAAGAAGACAATCGCCGAACTTGAGAAGGAAGAGGAAGATAAGAAATGAGGTTAACTGAATCTGCTTTACGACATTTGATACGCAGAACGTTGTTGGAAAAGAGCTGGGCTGATTTCCAGGCACCCAAGGGAAAGACCATCCCTATCGATCCTGCAGATTTTGCAACCAATACTCCGAACGTGCGTGACTTGGATGAAGAAATATTTGACCTGATACAAGTTGCATATCAAGATGTCGAGCTAACGCCGGCGTCGGAAGAGGGCCCAGCGACATTTGGCAACATCAAAATTCAAAGTCCAGGGGATCTACCCTATAAATACACTATCATGAAGGGAGCCGACATAGACGAAGATCCTGACCCCGATTATTTTCGCGGCGGAAAGATGGTCAAGGGCCGATTCAAGCTGGGCATCGTCGGCCATGATGGAACTCGTGCTGCAATCGATCGCTATCTCGAAGAGACAGCAGCAGATCTAAGAGCTGGTGCAATTGCAGAGATGTCAGGGAAGATTGCACATATCATGATCACTCGACATGGAGTCCCTGCAGTTCAGACAGAGGAGGCTGTGGAAGCGATGCTAGGTAAAGAGGTGGACTGGACAGGCCGACATCCTAACGAGAAATATGCGAATAGGTACGGGCCTGATTATGAGGCTTGGTATTGTCGTGGTATCTCGGGGGCATGCGCCGGAGACCACATGAAGATTCTACTGGGCGGCGGATGATGCAATTATTGAACGAATATGCAAGAGAGATTATGACATCGCAGGTTGACTCCGGATGTATTGATCTACGTGTACGTGGCTTTAAAGTTAACGCTGAGCTGGCAACAACGACAGAAGCAAGAAATCGAGGCTTGATGCATAGACAATCGATGAATGAGGATGATGGTATGTTGTTCGTTTTCCCTGACACCGACTATCGTTCATTTTGGATGGAGAATACCTTCATCCCGTTGTCGATTGCTTATCTAACAGAAGCTGGAAAAATTATTAATATAGAGCGGATGCATCCTTTTAACCGAACTTCTGTAAGGTCAACAGAGCCAGCAAAGTATGCGCTAGAAATGAATGCTGGCTGGTTTAAGAAGCGAGGCGTTCAAGTTGGTGATGTTGTAAGTGGTATTTCTTCCATGAACGAGTCTATGCTCCGCGAGTACGTAAGAACTTTGCTAATAGAACAGAGCGGGTAATTCATGACTCTCCTCCGCGAATGCGTAAAAGAAATGCTTGTAGAAAGTAATGTACTTGCTACAGGAATGTGTTTTCCTTTCGCATACCAGAAAGCTGAAGAGTGGTTTAACGATCACTTTACGAAGGCTAAGCCGGGCCGCGGCCCAAAGAGGCACCCGAACTTAAATGACAAGAGTAAGTTCAAAGTTGTTCATGGTACAGTAACAGATAAGTGGAAGAAGCCGCCGAAGCCAGTTGTTCATGGGTGGGTTGAAATGGGAGATCTAGTCTTTGATGATCAGACCAGAATAACAAAACCAAATGGTATTGAAAAAGAATTCTATTACGATATGTATCAGCCTGAGGTGTACAAGGAGTTCACTGCTGAAGAGGCTATACTCAATTGTGCGATGAAGGGTGGTGAAGGGCCTTGGGATGATGATCTCTATGTGATGATGCAGGACCGTGATGCATGGATGAATGAAGCGCTACTTCGAGAAGCTACCGCGATTCGTGAGCCGTTAAATCTCTCTGTACCAGAAGACTTGAAAGATATCCACCGTCGTATGCAGCAAGCGGGAAAAGAATTATATGTCGTTGGAGGTGCTGTTCGTGATGCGTTGATGGGGAAGACTCCCAAAGATTACGATGTCGCTACGAATGCAACTCCAGACCAGGTGATTCGAATTTTACAGAGCCATGGCAGACTCAGGCTTGACTTAACAGGAAAAGCTTTTGGTGTGGTGAGAGTGAAGACCCCCGACAAAAATGAATACGAGATTGCAACATTTAGAGAAGATATAGGCCCCGGTCGTCGACCTGAGGGCGTGGCATTCACCAGTATAGAGGGTGATGTAAAAAGACGCGATCTGACAGTGAACGCGTTGTTCTATGATATGAATACAGGCGAGGTCGTTGATTACGTTGGTGGAATAAAAGACATTGAAGACGGCGTAATTCGAGCCGTTGGAGATCCAGCCCAACGTTTTGATGAAGACAGGCTACGTATTTTACGTACTATTCGATTCGCAGGCCGAATGGGCGCAGAGCTGGATCCTGCTACAAAGGCTGCAATTCTTAAAGACAATAGTTTGACTGATGTTAGCCCAGAGCGTATAAGGGAAGAATTTTTGAACGGTGTTAGTTCTGCTGCTAACCTTGATCACTTTATAAACCTGATAACAGAACTGGGATTGTTTGAGCAGATATTCCCGGGTCTTCAAATTACACCGCTTTCTGGTACAGCCAGCAATCCGTATGTACAGGTTGCAGCATTGCTGGGTGATAATGCATCACAAGATACGCAGCAGGTGCTGGAAGAAATGCGTTATTCTCGTAAGCAGATTATTCTTATTAATTTTTTGATTCGATTGAAAAGCATCACAAAAGAAACTGCGCCCCAATTAAAGAAGGACTTCATTCGACACAAGATTTCTATTAATGATATTGAGGATTTCGCAGCTGTCACCCCTCAGCTTTCTGATCGTGTTGTTCAGGGCTTTTTGAAATTTGTTTCAAATCCGCCAGCCAGCAATCCACAAGAGCTAATGGCTCAAGGCCTTGCAGGTGAAGCAATAGGACAAGCTATGAAGGCAGCTGAGGTTGATGCATATTCGAGTTTGGTTGGCGAGTTAAGGTCGTACATACGGGAGCTATTATGAAGATGTATCATGCAACCACTCCAGCAAATGCTCGTGATATATTAGCGAACGGTCTTGAGGTTGATGCTACCGGCGAAGCGGGCTATACCCAGGTGCACGCTCAATGGGCAGACCAGCTTTATGGTATGCGGCCTGTTTTTCTATCTGTTAAAAAGGGAAAATTCGCCGGGATTCCCTTGTTGGTCGACACAGAGGGATTATCCCTTGTAGCGGATTTAGCAGCTGTCGCAGACCTGGGAGACGAGCCCCCCAGCTTGGATGGAGATGAACTTATTTGGTGGGATGGAATCGGTCCAGAAGAATTATCCCCTATAGCAAGTGACGGCGCGGTCAATATAGAAAATTTGCTTGTTCCCGGAAGTAGGGAAGCCAAGTTAGCAATTGCAGTTACGGGAACAGCGGCAGTGTTGGAAGATATTCCGCCTGATAGAATCAAGATTGCTTCATATAATGAAGCTTTCCTACGCGAGTATGTAAGAGAGGTGTTGAGCGAAGAAGTGGAACGCCAAACGGTGGGAAGCGTTTTAGACGCTTTAGGAGCGATAAAGGGCGTCGATGATGAAGCCCAGCGCAAAGAGCGTATGAAAAAGCTTGCTAAGAAAATTGGTTGGGAAATGGTCAAATTCATTCCTGTGGTTGGAAAAGGAATCAAGATGGCCAAGACAATCGGTGATATTTACAAATTAGCAAAAGACACTCCCGATGATCTGGCCACGAAAGACAACGTCGTTCTAGACATGCTGGATGTTGATGATAAGTATCAGCAAATGTTGGATGATCGGCTTGAAGCTGCATTCGATGAGGTCGTGATTCCTTGGCTCGAAAGCCTTCCACCAGATGCTCCACTCCCTGACATGAATAATAAATTGGAGGCTTGGGTTAATCAAAATTTCGATGAGCGAGGAATCCACGGCGCAGCCGGGGGTGTACCAGCTAGTTCATCTCCTGTAATGAAGCAAGAAAATGTCGAGTTATCGTTGCGTCAGTACGTAAGGACAATGTTGGAGGCCGGTGAACTTGGTCGGCAAATATTTTCTGATAGGGCTCCGCTGGGACGTCATATGGGATCCGAAAGAGACACAGAGCTAGAGGGAGAAATTTGGACGGCATTATGGGGTCACCTGCAAGGCCTTAGTTCAAAAGTGCCTACAAACTTGCTAGATGCGATGGTAAGTTTTTCCAAAGATCCAGCTTATAACGACGTTTTCATACTACATACGAGTGGCGACGCCTACCGCGGCATGGAAGTTTCACAAGAATACTTGGATGAACACGCGCCTGGCTGGAAAGAAGCAACATGGCCAACATCGAAACTTCACTGGCAGTGGTCTGATGTTATCCCGGTTGATTTCGAATATCAAAACCGGAATGAATCAAGAACAGTGTCTTCATGGACTCCATCAAGAGACGTGGCCGAGCAATTCGGTCGAGCCGGACACGGTATGGTGGGAGTAGTTTTAATCGCAGATTCGGCAACGAATACGTTTCTTGACTTGAAGGAATTGTACAGATTCGATCGTCTAGACGACTTTCATTGGGAAGAGGAGATCGTCGGATTTGGTTCCGTTCGAGTTAAGGGAATTAAAATCTTGAAGAAACTCGGGGGGCTCGGATGAGCTTGCTTCGAGAATATGTTAACGTCCCTCCAGAGGAAGAACTCCACCCAAGTCAGATGAAGACTGTCGGTGAGATCTTGGATCTTATCGAACGTATCCAAGAAGAAACAGACGAAGCCGGCCGTCGGGTGCGTAGTGCAAATGTCGGGATTGAATTCATAAAGATCGCCATGGGGGAGATACCACTCGTTGGTGGTGCGCTTGGTGCCGCAGATGGATTATTTGCCATGTACCAAGCGGGGAAGAATGAGGAACACACCTGGGCCGAGCTGGAAGAGTATCCCATTCTGGCTCGGATGAAGATGCACCCTTCTTTGGCCAAACACCTCGATCCTGTAACACTGAAAGAAATTGATAAAGCATATCAGGGCTATCTTCAGGGTCTTGGTCGCGAGACGCTAGTCAGCGAAATCACAGATATCGATAATTTTACGCATGATTGGATTATGGGTGATACAGACAGCAAGCTTAGCGTGGAGCTCCTACGTGAGTACGTAAGAGAACAATTTCTACTTGAAAGAGAGGAAGCAGAAGCGTCCCTGCTTTCAGGGGTGAGTGACTTTATAGAGACTCGTCATTATGATGACGTGTTAGATGCTGCGTTTAAACGCATAGCCCCTGGTTTAGTTCGTCATGTCATGGAGCAAGAAATCAACGAGGATGTTGCTGAATTTCTTGATGGCGCAATAGAGGGTCGGTGGGAGAAACAAAAAGGGTGGTCTTTTGAAGATCCAAGTCCAAAACAGTTGGGTCACTCTGAGGATTCTGCCGATTACATATTGGGGTACTCATGGGGCTGGAATAATGCAGACTCGTGGGAAGGTAATCGATTGCCGACCCAAGCCAGGAAAGAAGCAGTTGAGGCGCAGATCGCAGAATTTGAAGATCAAATATCTGAGCAGATGGTCATTGCGGCGCTGGAAACTGCCAATGAAAAGGTTAACCCCGTTAAGCTCATCAAAAAGGCAATTGGTGCAATTCGTAGTGCAGTTCGGGAAGAGGGTCTTTCTGGTGGCCTCAAAAAGGGCTTGCCTATCGCGATAGGAATTATTGTAGGGGAGGCACTCGATAATTTTATTATACCCATGGCATTCTTTTCGATGACCGGCATTCCCATCCCTCCGCTTCCGATTGGAGTGGGGGAAATCATTAATCCCGTAGTGATCAGTATGGTCGGTGCCGATATAGAGTCAGACGAACTAGTTGATGAGCTAGGGTGGTACGAGGAAGAGTACGGAGAGGCATCTTCGCTGGGTCCTCGAGAGACGAACGAGTTACGTGCGTATATACGAGAAGCGTTACTTACAGAGTATTGGCCTGCCCGTACAGAGGGCAAGAAAAATGTCTGGCGTGGCATGAAGATCAAGATGTCACCAGCTATTTTGGCTTCAAAGGTCCGTCAGTACATTAAGACTGGCGAAGAGAAAGGAATTACGCAGCAAGAATTGATAAGATTTTTGCTTGGCCGTCTTGAGGGCGAAAGTACGGGTGCATCATGGTCGCTCAGCTTTGATGTTGCTGTTAGTTTTGCAGATGCCTGGGGAGCAACAAACCGTGGCGCCGAACTCCACGTCATATTTCAAGCCACGGTCGATGAAGAAGCTGGATACGATCCTCAGGCTGCAGGCGAAGAGCCCGGCTTGTTTTACGATGAGGCAGAAGTAAGGTTTAAGCCTGGCGCTGAGATACCTCTCACTGGAATTTACGTCTTTATCAAGTCTAAGGATCAGTGGGCCAAGCAAAGGACTCAGTTCCGGCCTCTAATGATAAAGGCAGAAGACAATCCGATGATGGTAAAGGCATGAACCTCCTCCGTGAATGCATAGAAGAGCTGCTCCGTGAGTCTCATTTTCCATTGACAGGTGGAGAGAAGGTGCGCATCCACCACAGCCGACAAGACACTAGAGACGGTAAAGAACCACAGATCAGTGGTTTTTCACAGAGGGTTGGCTACAAGCCCAGTGGTCTGTGGTATGAATGCAAAGACGGTAGCTCGATAGACTGGCTGGAATTTTGTAGGACGGGCCTAACGGACGGTGCAAGTAGATATGATAGCGCATATAACGTTGTCTTGAATGATTATGAAATCTTGTTCATAACAGATAATCATGATTTTAAGAAATTTGAGAAGATGTACGGCGTTCCCAATAGCTACGGGGACATCAAGATTGACTGGCCAAAGGTCGCAAGTCATTATGACGGTATTGAGATCTGTCCCTATCTATGGAAAATGCGACCGGACTCGGACTGGTATTACGGGTGGGACGTAGCGTCAGGGTGCGTGTGGAACGCGTCTGGAATAAAAGAACTTATAAGTGCAGAGGAGGGTTGTGAAGATGAATCCGCTGCGTGAGTATATAAGAGAGATCTTGACCGAAGACGCTGACTCTTCTGGAGTCACTATCAGAGTACAAAATTATGGAAATGGAGTCGCAGCTGCTATAATGATGAGCGGAATGAGAATAGGCTCAGCTACAGCTCGCGAAGTTCTTAAGTACGAGCACTGTACAGAAGATGTAGAGAAACTCAAAGCTCAGGGTTATGATTACGATAATCCGAAATTTCCGACCCTGGGGCCGACGCTATATGCGATAGGAGAATCTCATGTGGATGAAGCTTTTAGGGGATTTGGATACGGTAAGAAGTTATACAAGGCAATAATTGAAGAGATTGGTAAGCATGTTGGTAATCGTGGTGCCTTTGTCGGCGCTGATGAGTGTGCAGCGGGTTCTACTTCCGGCACCGCGCAGCGAGTCTGGAAGTCGGTGGGTCGTGATTACCCATCATCTGGTAATGTAGTTTATGTGGGACCAAAATGAACCTGCTTCGCGAATATATCCGAGCTCTGCTCACCGAAGCTGCCAAGACCGTGGAAGATCTTCCTGAGGGTGCTTTCGTGACAATACTAAAAAGGTACGGCGGTTCATCAGTGTTCGTATACATCGGCGATGAGAAGGGAAATCGGTGGAGGACTAGAGAGGAGCACGGGGAGAGGTATGATAATTCCATACACGCAGGAATAGAAATTGCCAAGCCAAGACCGTCAGAGACCGGACCTTGTGGCGATGCATTCGTGGTGGAAGGTTCTGGAGCAACTCACGGTTGGGGTCCGTTAGTATATGATGTTGCAATTGAGTACGCATCGCTTGACGGATCTGGCGGCTTAATTTCAGATAGAAGTTCGGTTTCTCCTTATGCTCGACGTGTATGGGAATACTATATGAACAACCGACCGGACGTCACAGCGCATCAATTAGATGACATGAAAGATACGCTAACTCCAGAATGGGAAGATAACTGCCAGCAGTGGATAGCCATGAAGACAACGGTACCAGCATTCACCGCAGAAAAATCTGATGATACTCGCTGGGTTGATTCACCGCTCAGTAAGAGATACACGGCACCTCCCAAAACCATCGATGCGCTTCGTGCAGCTGGAAAACTGGTGGAGATTGAATAATGAACCTTCTCCGTGAATACATAAGCGAGCTTTTGACAGAGATAAATCTTGGTCAGGGCTATGGGATAGAATATACAGCATTTGTTCTGGACGACGCGTCACATCAGAAGCTAGCCGCTTTTGCTCCCGAAGGCTGGAAAGTCTTTGCTCATCACATGACGATTATTAATCCACCCAACCAGAAATTACGGTTACCGTCGCAATGGCTTGACCAAGACCTTTGCGTGAGAGTCGTGGG